AAACATGATTCTTATAGTTTAATCGTTTAAACAAATCATTACATATCTCAGCAGCAGCTATAAGCATTCCACCAGCACCAACACTCGGGTCATTAACGCTAACATATCCTTTGTCATGCACTTGTTTAGACAGCATAGGCTTGCTTATAGTGACTTTAGCAGATGCTTGGGAAATATTATATGGAGTGAAAAATTGACCTGCATTTTTATTTGCTATTTCCAACTGCATATAAATATTGCCTAATAAATCTTGATATGGTCTTTCCGTATATTCCATTGTTAATAATGCAAACATCTGAGTAATTATTCTTTGCTCTTTTGCATTGTATTGTTTTATAGTTTTTAAATATTGCTCTTCTCTGGCGTTCCAGGTATTTATCAATGTTTTATTTTTAGATTCTAAGTAAAATCTTGTGCAGCTATTTTGTAATGATGTAGCAAACATTAGCATTAAATCGCTCCATACTTGATATGGATTTTTACTATTGAGCAATAATTTAAAACCATTGATAAACCTTTGAACATTCTCACTATTTTTAGTTTCTGATATTCTTATTTTTGACATTATAATACATCTCCCAAAATCAATTTAAATGCCCCTATAATCAAACTTAGCTTAATGTTAATGTTTATATGCACATTAGCTTTAACGTTGATTATAGGGGCATTAGGCTTTATTATTTGAGCTTTATGCGACCCATGCCTTGATTCCAACAAGCATCACGCATTTGGCACTCTTTAGCTCTTTTGCTGTCATATGTTTTACACAACTCACACCTTTTAGGCGGTTTTTTAGTTGTAATAAAATTGTGTTTGTATTCTTGTATTGCTTCCAAATGCTCTACAGCTGTAGATATTTCCGAGAAGTCATAAGTAACCATCTCTATCTTAAAATCTTGCGTATTTTTATCTTCCATTAAAACAAAACCATTATGAATACCAGTTAAGTATTCATAGAGCATACATTGTTTTCTACCAGCTGGGTGACCTTTAGCTTTTTGAAATGCAAATGTATTCATTGATTTTATTTCACAAATATATTTTTTACCCGATATGGTCAGTATAGCATCAGGTGTAAAACTGAGGTCATATTCAGGTTTTAATTGAGTGGAGTCCATATCTTTATAGGTTCCTAAACCACCACGGATAAATAGTCTTTGCCATTTTTCATGAATAGCATTGCCTTCTTCAAAAATACATTTAGATTTTAAGGATAATTCCTCGCCTTGGGACATCTTAAAGAATAAGCTAAGGACCTGTTGACGATAACAAAAGTCTTTTTCATGAACCATAGCAGAAGCATGTAGGCCAATACGTTCTAGAGCTTCTCCATTTTTTAACTGAATAGCATATACCATTTTAGCTTCCTGTTTAGGTTGGTGTTCTGCATAATAACATTTTTTTAATGCTGACATAACAACTAAATCAGAAGAATCAGAAAGCTTTTGGGATTCACTTTCTTTGATTCTGTTGAGTTCTTTTTTGATATTTGATACATCTGCTGCCATTATTATTTTCCTTTCTTTTTTATCTCTTTTTCAAAAATCAATTCGGAAACTAAATCTATAATCCCCATTAAAATAGCAATAGGGAAAAATATAGATTTTACAAGTATCTTACCATGATTTACTTTATACATTTTATATGTATATTTATAGATTCCATTCTTTTCCCTTGCCAAAATATTACTTAAAATTTCACTAACTACAAAACATATAAAACAGATTATGAAATAAATTATACATACTTTCAAAATTATTGATTCCATTATTTTCTTTTCCTTTCTTTTTCTTCTTTAAACTCCATGTTAATTTCAGTTACATCTATTCCTATTTTTGATTTACAGAAATTTATCATATCTGCATCTGTTATATGCTGGTCAAATACCAACGGGAGATTTGTTAGTGTATGCTTTAGCTCCTCATAGATTTTTCTGATATTTGCCTTGGTGTACTTTTTACGATACAAAACATATATCACAGCTGCCAGTGTAGTGTGTACACCTTTATTAACATATGAAATATCATTTTTATCTTTAGCTTCTTGCATTCTCTGATTTACGTTAGATTTCATTTACTTCACTGCTCCTTAAATTATGTATGAGAATGCACCGTATGGCATTCTAATTTTGACATAGTAATTATATTACCTTAGCTTATAAAACGTCATACGGTGCAACCTGGTTTAATCTGAGCTATTTGACAGCTCAATATATTTGTTGATATAGAACTGTGCTTTTTTGATATCGTTAATTCCACCTTTATCAGATTCCCGCCAGAGGTATTTAAAAGCATTTCCTTTGCAAAAATCTTTTACGAACTCTACTCCAAAGATTTCCTGCATAACGTCAATGCACTCATACTTACCTTTAGCATATCTGCTTGGGTGGTTTATATCATCTATATTTTCTGACACTGATTTAGGCTTGATATCTGCATCATCATTTTTAACTTTTCTGACTAATTCTGACCTATCCCAGACAGGAAAACAAAAGACAGAGCCATCATTTCTTAATTTAGGTTTAGAAATGAGCATGATATCTAAATCACCATATCTTTCGGATTTAGTTCCTAAGCCTACAAAACGTAACTCTTTGTCATAATCGCTTAAACGGATTTCAAGTCTTGCTGTTTTATTCCTGTCTTTTTCGGGAGATATCAAACATAAAACAGTTGTTAAATATGATTCTTTTGTAAATTCTAACAACCGCTCTACTTTGTATTGCCTGCCGTTATTCAGCAGCACTATATCTTTTTCAGATAAAATTTGTTTTACATCTACCATCTTATTTACTCCTTTTAACCATAATAAGGTCAGCAGCACAAGGAAGTGATTCTATCCAGTTACAAAAATCATTCCATTCGTCAAGTTTGTGACCTTTACGCTGACTGTATATATTTCTAAGGACTTCATAATTAAATAAAATTGTCCTTTTCTGATTATAGGAACTGGGAAGCAGCTGTATCATCTGCCACCATATTTTCTTTTTGGAAAACTCAGATTTATATTCATCTGACTGCTTGTCATAGTTATTATAAATACCACGATAAATGTTAAGTGTACCAATAACACTTTCAAGCAAACAAGTAGCAATTAAATGCTCATGTGAAAAATCATTAAGGGTAAATTCATTTACTGCTATGGAGTGCATTGTACTTGTGGAATTTGATACAGTTCCTACCTTGTATGTATCAAACTCCTTCCAGAAGTACAAAGGCGCTGTTATATCAACACTGACAGTTATAAACCTCATAAATTTAGCATGACTGGGACCTAATGCAGCTAACTTTGACATTAACTCCCTATCTTTCTGGCCAATCATTAAAAAACCTGTTCTTTCCTTAAAAATACTGTCAGATTTACCCCAAGAATTAAATGAATTACGCATTCCACGCACAGCAGCTTCCCAACCATCTGTTCGCATATTTTCAAACTTTATCATCTTTCAAACTTCCTTTCAATAGATTCCTTTACCTAATTTTCCAAGTTTTATGTACTCGGCTACATAAGAAATAAAAGTAGAATTTGTAGGGCGATTTCCCCCTTCTCTAAAAATACCAACACCAAATAATGTGCCCCAATATTTTCTGATTTCATAAACATTGTAGGCTTTTTCTACTGCATTCCTCATATTACGTTCTACTTGGGTATATTCGATATTAAACTTTTCGGCTATATCTTCATACATTTTTACAACCTGCTCTGTAGTTGTATCATCAATTATCTGCTGCTGTATTGCCATAGCCAAAAGTTTAAAGCCTGCATATCTGGGAGATATACCCAAATCCAAAAGCGCTTTTCTTACTCTCATTTCCAGCTCAGAAAATTCTATTGCTACTGTTTTTTCTTCCATAAAAATTAGCTCCTTTTATTTAACTTGTATAATTCTTTGCCAAGCTCTTTTTCGTAAAAATCTTTCGTTGCTTTCTCTGCTATTTTATTATATTTTTCGATTTCCTCAGAAAACTGCTTTTCCCAAATATCCAGATTAAGGCTATTAACCTTATCAACAAAATGACATGATAGAGGTGTACAGCCTTTACACGGATATTTTTCAACTGGAAAATTTTTAAACAAACATTTATCGCATCTTCTAATATAATGCTCTAAAATATCCATTTACCCATCTTCCTTCCTACAATTCCGTGTCAGAGAATTTACAGACAATTTTTTACCACAAATAGGGCAATGCAATATTTCTATCTGATTAGATACACCATTCATATCTACACAAACAGCATCATATTTTGGACAGCCTCTCCAGGTAATTCTGAAATAAAACTTTTTAGCATCTGCATCATAGCAAATTTCATTTACAAAATTACTGTCAAACTGAATATTTACTGCATATGTACCATATCTTGCAATTCCCTTACCTAAACTGTTACATACTCTGCAACTACTCATCTTCCTCATCTTCTTCCTTTGTGATTCTGTTAGCCCTCATCAATTCCTTTCTGACTTTTGCGACATCATCAAATGAAACAAACCCCCTATCAAAAAACATTGGGATTTCACATTCGCCCATTGGATTTGATACCTTAGATTTAACAACCTTGCATTTCATAATTATGCCTACTTTTTTATTTGCAGCAGAATTGCTAACATCTTTATTGGGTATTTCTATCCATGCTCTTCTCGCAACCTGGATTCTGATAGATGAATAAAACTTTGGCGCTCTTCCACCTGGGGTATCAGTCTTATCCCCAAATAACATAGCGTCCATTTTGTCTCTGACTTGATTTATCAAAATAATGGTTGTGCCAGTTGATTCGCAAATTTCCTCCAACAATGGCAAATATCGGTGCATTAGCCTTGCAGTTCCACCAATACGCTCGTTGTTATCTGCTTCCGTTCTTGCTTGCTTTAGCAGCTTGTCAATATCCTCTCTGGGCTTACAAGCTGGGACAGAATCAATAACAATTAAAGGAATACCTGCCTGAGCGAATTGCACCGCCTTGTTAAGTGCCTGCTCTCCATACCTTGCTCTATACACTATCATCTGCTTAGGCTTGTTGCCAAACGTTCTCGCACGCTCAGAATCAAATGTACCCTCTATTGGAATATCCAACGCTAAGTCATGCAAAGACATAAGATGGTAACCTAAGGAAGTTTTACCAGAGCTTTCGGGACCAAATATTTCTATTATTCTTCCCTCTGGCATTCCTCCACCTATAATTGCATCTAAGTCCTCTAAACCAGTTGACCAACGTGCAATTTTTAAACCCTGAGAATTGCCAAGTGAGATTATTGAACCTTGCCCCTCTTTTGCATTTATCTTTTTGCAAAGGCTCATAATCTCAGCTTTATTTGTTTTAGCCATTTTGATTTCCTCTTTCAATCAAAAATTTCTTTGTTAGTCCTAACTTCTGCTTTTATGCCTACTTTTGCAAGCTTGCAAACTCTTGCATTTGCCTGTTCAAAAGTAGCATATTCATTTATACCTATCTTCCAACGGTTATCAAACCAAACTACTAATCTATACATAGCTTTTACCTCCAAGATTCTTCAGAGCTATTTATTAACCAATTTCTTTTGCATTTAAAATCTTGTAGTTTCTTGAAAAAGATTTCCAGAATCTGAAATATTGCTTTGTACCGTTAATAACGGTCTGTTCAGTAGATTTACAATTCCCATGCTTTGTGTAGATAAACTTTGCAACACCATTTTCATCAACAAAATTATCATCAAAATTTGCTTTTAAAGTTTCTACAACTTCTTTCTTTGTGATATCAAACTTTATTGTTACTTCAAACTTTCTCATTTTTCAGTTCCTCCAAACGCTTATTTAATCAATTATATTTTACCCAGTAAGTTCTATCGGTGGGGTCGTTCTTATTTGTCTTGATTCCGATATCAACGACTCTATCATCACCAATCATTTCAATAAAAACTTTTCTCTCTGCAAAAGTATCAAAATATCTTATGTACATTTTAAATTCCTCCTGAATGTTTTTATTAGGTTTTTGTTTATATTTATATTATATACCAAAAAATTGGGCTTGTAAATACCTTTTGAGGGAAATTAACAAATTGTTTACAATTACCCTTTCTTTAATCCTCTGGAATACAACGCCACATTATATTTTTTTACTCTTGATAAATAAATACCTCTTTTAAACTCTAACGCTCCATGCTCCTTTAATATGTCAATTACTCTTGACGTAACTACCCTTGATTTGCACCTATCATAAAAATCATCATAAGACTTAAATTTTCCATTCTTCTCTCTCTCTGATTCTATATAATCTGCTGCTTTTTTGCCAACACCCTTAATGGAAGATAACCCCATCTGTATTATATTTTCGCCCTCTTCTTTCCTGAGTGCAAAATCGCTATAATAATTTACGTGCGGTAAAAATATTACAGCTTCATCTAAAACAGCTTTGGAAGCAAATTTATCCATTTCCATCTCATCTTTAGCATACTTCATTTTTGCGTACCAATATTCATTGGGATAATAAATTTTATAAAACATTTCTTCGACACTTATCAAAGAATATCCTACACCGTGACCTTTGTTAAATGAATATGAATCTGTCATTTTTGCAAAAAGGTCCTCGGCCTCATCTTTTTTAAAACCCTTTTTCTTAGCGCCCTCCCAGAACTCTGCAAACAAAATATCATACAAATTTTTCTGCTGTACTCGCTCTTCGTCTTTCTGGCTAGTAGATTTCATCATTTTCAAAATCTTATCAGTTGTCGCCCATTCCATGCCACCAATATACACACAAATCATCATTATTTGCTCTTGATATATAACAGTACCATAGGTGTCCTGTGTGTACTTATAATACTTTACAGACATCGCCTTTTCCTTGTTATATTTGTTATGAGCATACATATCAGGCATCTTCAGGGATAATGGGCCGGGTCTATTCATGGAGGAAGCTGCAACTATATCCTCAAAACAATCACAGTTGATTTTTGTTAAAATATCTCTGGGTGTAAAGGATTCAAACTGGAATATTCCATCACAATTTCCTTTTCCAAACTCGCTGATTATTTTTTTATCCTGTACGATTTTTGTATAATCAACTTGCACACCTGTTACCTTTCTTAAATCGTCCAAACTTTCCATAGTTTTTAAACCTAAGATATCAAATTTGATAACATTGATTTTTTCAATATCCACCAAATCATAATTAGTAAACAGGTTGCCATCTTTATCTATTTTTAACGCTGTGTATTGTGTGATATCACCACCAGTAATAGCAACACCAGCTGCATGAGTACCTATATATCTTACCTTTTTAAACAGCTTTGTGAAATGGATAATTATATCATCATAGCGCTGATTATACATTACCGCTCTACTGTCAGACAATAAGCCGACTATATTTAAATCGTCATCGGCTGCATACGGTTTAATAAAATTCTTTATCTCTGCTATAGTCCTTTTTCTCTCAGCTATTTCTTCTGGAGTTGCATCTTTATCAATGGTATTTAAACCACAAACCTTAGCCAAATCATTTATCAGATTATCAGTTTTATACAAACCATATGCACAAATTCTTGCAGCATGACCAGCATATTTTTTACAAAGATATTCTATAACTTCATGCCTGCGGGAAGTCTGAAAATCAAGGTCAATATCGGGAATTTTCTTTTTATCCATACGCAGGAAGCGCCTAAAATCTAATCCAAAAAATATAGAATCTACTTCCGTTATTCCAAGAACATAAGCAACTTCACTGTTGCAAACTGAACCTCTTCCGGGACCTACTGCAATACCACGATTCTTAGCCCATTTTACATAATCCTGCACAATAAGGAAATAATCAGCAAAACCATGATGTACTATAACATCATATTCTTCTTTGCACCTTGCTATATACTCTTTGTTTTTTTCTTTACCTCTGTAAACTAATCCTTTCTTGATATTTTCCTTTAAGATTTTTGCGGAATCTTGACCCTCAATTTTGGGGAAAATCAATTCCAACTGGCTTAAAATATCCCCATCAACTTTATCCTCTATTTCATCTAAAGCTGCATACATTTCCTTAGCCAGCTTCTTTGTCTCGGCTTCTCCAAAATCCTTTTTGTGCATCTTATAAAAACGCTTTTTCATTTCATCTGGTGCAGGCATATAGCGCTCCGCATAAGTTGCTTCTATATCGGCAAAATTATGTCCCGCTATCTCGTGCATCTTCATGTATGTGGGGAAGTCCTCTTTTCTTCCTCTATGGGAATCAGAGGTTAATATGCACTTAATGTTTAATTTCTTAGCTAACTTAATTGATTCTATATTTACCTTTTCCTGCAATCCTACATCTGATACTTTATACGGCTGTACTTCCACATACAAATCATCTTTAAAAATCTTTTTGAGCTTTAGCAAAAACTTTTCCGCTTTTACTAAATCGTCCTTAATTATACACTGAGCTAAATATCCTGCAACACACGCTGTAGTGCAGATTAAGCCCTCATGATATTTTTCTAACATATCAAAATCCCAAATGGGATTATAAAATTTCTGTTTTTCTCCCTCATATTGCACGTTATTCAGATTCTCAAATCCTTTTAAATTCTTAGCCACTAATATCATATGGTAACCACGATTCTGTGGTACATATTTAGGAAGAAAATAGCCCTCTACTCCAAGAACTGGCTTTATCTCACATTCCTTGCAAGCAAAATAGTGCTTCACTAATCCGTGAGCATTACCATGATTTGTTAAACCAAGAGCCTTATATCCCAGCTCTTTTGCTAACGCTGCTAATTCTCTTGCTTTGCCAAATCCATCAAATGTGGAATACTCATCATGCCTATGCAAATCAAACATTAAAAACCACCCTTAAACCAATTTATTTAATCAAATCATTTTGTTTCAGAATATCTAAAAATTCTATCTTTTTATTTTTCGCTTTATTCTTTTCTGGACTTCCGATATTGTAGTGAACTATAGATTTATTTAATAATAATTTTGGATTTTTAGGCATCTGTTTTAAAGAACTTATTTTCCTAACATACTTACCTAATTCAAAATTATATAAATCATTTTCACACACAAATGAATTTTCAAAATTTTGGTCTTGAAAAAATCCTTTGGTTTTATCCGTATTAAATTTACACCAGTTTTCAAAATAAAAACATAAAAGCTTATTTTCAAAAAACTTTTCCAAAAGTTTTTTATAAGATTCTAAAAGGCTGTTATTCATAACATAAATTCTGGTTCCACTATTGAAATAATTATCAACATATTTGCTTAAAATATCCTGAGGAATAGGATTTTTATTATTCCATAAATTTATCAATTCTGACTGCACATCGTTAGAATAATAAATTTTATTACCTTGTTTATCCTTTTTAACCAAAAATCCTGTCATTCCGTCCCGTACAAAAGAGCAACAATTTATATTTTCAAAAATATTTATCAAATCAGAGGTTATTAAAATATCATCATCAAGAAAAAGTATTTTTTTACAATTCGTTTTCTTAAACAAATAATATTGTGGCAAAATATTCATTCCCATTTTATACACATTTAAAAAATGCTGTCCCTGCTCTGATAATTTGAGATTCTTTAAACAAAAATCATTTACCTTTTCGGAACCTATTACTTTAAAATTACTGATATATTTATTAGCTATATCAGCAATTTTGCCAGTCCTATCTGATAGCCGCTGTTCATTAACAAAAACAAATAATATCTTATTACTTTGCTTTGGCATATTCTTTAGCATAGATTCAAAATATGCCATATTATTTGCCAAAACACAAACTATATATTTAAAAGCCATTTACTGTTCTCCTTTAGCAATCAAATCTCTTGCATACAAATGCAATGACCCAGCAACATGGGTATAAGTTCCTAAACCTATACCCAACTCCATCGACATTAAAATCTGCATACAAGTGAACTGGAAAACATCATACGGAAAACCTAACCAAATGTCATTGCTGCGCATATAAACAGTTAAATACAGTTTATCATGTCTGATTAAAAATTGCAAGCATACTGTACAATTTACGTCTTTGGATTCTTTGTTATCTGCTGTCTTGATATGGATAACTGCCTGACGCGTATTAGGGTCTTTTTTCAACAGATTCTTAACATATTCCCACTGGTCAAAATCAAATTTATTTTTGATACAATAACCATAATTGGAATTTACTGTTTTACCATCATCTGACATTCTATCCCAATTTTTTGTATATTTCTGTATTTCCTTTAAGCTATTATTTCCAGACAAATACCACAAAAGCTCTCCTACTGCATATCTCATAGACAGCTTGCGGATATCAGATGCAAGTATATTTTTAGTAGGGTCTTTTATCTCAGTAATAGCATTTATAACTTCCCCGCAAATTTCTCCATCACGACTGCTTTCATTATCTTTCATAGTAGATAAAACATTGTACCAACGGTCCCATGCCTGAGTTATATTTTCACATGACATATAATAATTAAATAACATTTTTCAAAACTTCCTTTCTTTCCTTACTTTTTCTACAAGGCTGCTTGATGATTCTATTTTATTACCTAAACCATCAACTATTTTGATTCCCAACTCAGCACAAATTTTAGCTTCTGGAATCTCACTTGCGTATCTATCGCCGCCCTTAGCAAATATAAAATTGCTCACTGTGTCTTTATAATCGCGGTAAATGCTGCCTATCGTTCGGCTAACAGACATATCAGTGTCTATAGATATAACTACCCTATCTACACATCTAAGCTCACTGAGAAGCGCCAGACGCTGTTCTTGTGTATAGAAGCAATAACCCTTTTTCTTGATAAGAAAATCATCTGTATTTAAGATGCAAACATGATAACCGCCTAAAGCATAACCGCCTAAAGCTTTTGCTTGCTTTAAATATTCTATATGACCAATGTGCAAAGGGTCAAATCCACCAGAGGTTATAATTAACGTTGATTCCATATCACATTACTTTCCTTTCTTAGACTTTACAATATTTTCCAAATAGGTATTTATTTTATCTGCTACAATTACACAGCTGTTTTTTCTAACACTCCGATTATCATACAAATCAATAATATCCTGCAAATATAGTTTACTGTACGTTTCATTGTGTTTTCCAAGTTCTACGGTTGCTATCAGTTTAGTTAATTTTGCGCTCATCTCTGCTGGGGTCTGACAATAACCATAATAGTTATCATTAAATATTTCTGCATAGCCAAAGCTTTTAGGCAGCAAACAAATATTGCCTGTTATTGCACAATCTACTGTTGACATTGACCACATTCCACATGATGTAAAAAATGTATTCAAATGCCCGAGAATCTTATCGGAACGCAAGAAATTATAATATTCTTCTGTGCTGCCCAAGGATATAGATTTAAAATATGGTTTGTCAAGTTTAAAATCTTTTCCACTGGGATTTGTAAAATAAATCGTGGGCATATCCTCAATTTTTATTGAGCATTCCAAACTGTCGCAAATACGCAATAAAGTTTGATAAGCATTTAAATAATAACTGTCGCTGCTTAACCGATGATTATAAACAAATGCAAACTCAGCACTTGCATTCTTGTCTTTGCTTTTAAACAACTCTCTCTCATCGTAACAAGGCTGGGCTTTGATAATATTCCCTATCTTACAATTATATTTTTTATGATAATAGCTAATAATCTCATTTTTAGCATAATCAGAATTTACAAAACAAATATCAGCTGCTTTCATGCCCTCAAACTGTCTCAACTCTATCTCTGGCATATTCTTAAATGCTAACCAATGGTTATATGTAGCTATTGCACTATTAGGGAAAATCTTTTTCAATGGAATTACCTTTGTTGGCTCATTCACAAACACAACATCAAAATCCGCCATCTTGCTTACACGCTGGAAGAAATTTGCATCAAAAGAAAAACGCTCCAGCATCGCATTTGTAAATGTTCTGGTATTATTAAAAATCGAATAGAAACTCTCTTCAAACTCGCTATCTAAGACTGTGCAATTATCCTGTGAAAACTCAAACGCAACATATACATTATTAGTTCTTGTAAATTTTGTACCTATCAAACTCCTAAGAAAATTTATGTTGCTATCCTTATTTAACAAAACAATTCCGTCAGATGATAAACTACTTATTTGTGGAATCCATAAAATTCTCATTACAGAAACAACTCCTTTTTATCTTTGTAATCGTCCCAGTGTGCATTAAATTTTACGTATCTATCGCAATCCTTGCAAAAATCATACAGCACATTTGGATTATCCAAATCATTCAAATTTCCTAAACTAAACTTTCCTTTCCAGTCTCTGCCATTATCGTTTATCGCTCTGCAACACGGGTATTCCTTACCAGATTCATCAATGATTCTGTGAGCAGATTTTACATAGCATCTACTGGGCTTTGGAAGATTTTTACTGTTATAAATTTTAAGAAAATTATTAACCTCTTCCGGGACAGGCTCGCAATTTTCCACAAAAGAATTTATGATATAATCTATCATGTACTGCTGTAACATTGCATTTTCATCTGTATGTACCGGGAAAAATCTTACTGGAATTTTTATGTTTTTACAAAGGTTATAAATATTTCTGACATCAAAATAATTCCTACATGATACCGTACAATTTGCTTTGATTTTGTTTGCATAGGATAGGATATTTTCTATCACAGTATTAAAACCAAATTCCGTGCATCTTCTAACACTATAATAAGTTGCGTGGTCAGAACCATCTAAGCTAACTTGTATGCACTTTGCATTGTCTAAAAACATATGCTGTTCATAGGTTAAAATATAATTCATATTTGTAAAAACCTGATACACTATATCGTTCTGCTCCAGCACCTGATTCAATGTATGTAATTCTGAGTAGTTTAAAGGGTCCCCGCCAGAAAAGGTAAATGTGGAATCATAATACTTTGTTATCTTACGTATCAAAGTATTGATATCAATTTCCTTGCTCTCCCAGGTATATTTTCTACACATAAAACAACGTTCATTGCATTTTGTAGTCAACTGCACCTGCACACTTTTAATTTCACTCATGAGACTTTTCCCTCTTTTCATCTTCTAACTTTTTCCTTAATCTTACAAAATTTACAACCTCTGGAATGCTTTTGTAATTTGCATTTTTAGCATAAAAACCAGAACCTATAATATCAGATTTTATTCCGCCTAAAGCAAAATGACTTTGCCAGATTTCATTAAACATTCTGCTGTAATAGCTCAAATCTGCGCCATGTTCTTTGGAAGATTCTTCAAGTGATGTGGGCTGCATTAAAAACACAAAAACAGAATTTCCTTTATCTGCATACTGCTGCAATCTCTTGTTGATTAACCTAACATTTTTTAACGCTTTCCCTACCTTGTAACCTCTTTCCACTATACCATAAACACAGTCCGTAAGATATGACCTATCTATAATCAAATCAGCTTTTAACTCTTCCACAGTCTGTATCAGCATCAATGTTTTATCGGTTTCCTGCTTATTTTTCATTTCATCATACGGAATTATTCCATTGTATTTATGCACAGGAATCTTAGTTTCTTCTAATATTTTATTGCACAAAGTTGTTTTACCAACTCTGTCTATTCCCTCCACTATGATTATCATAAATATTTCCTTTCAAAATAAAATACAGGCAATCAAAGTTCAAATCTAATCAAACTAAAATTGCCTGTATAAGTTATTCATATTTTTTATTTTACTTATCCAAGCAAATTTTAATTACAATCAAGCATCACTTATCCTTTTGTTATTTTCTTCTATCTTAGCCAAAATTACCTTTTCAAACTCAGCAGCAGACAAACCGGAGAAAATTGCAATGTTCATGACAAAAATTATTGCATCTGCTATTTCCTCATGTTTATTTGTCAAATCCACTTTATCGTCACGATAATTCTTCCAACGCTTATCAGCTTGGAGTATTTCCCCAATCTCTCCAATAAGAGCCTGAACATGATAAGAAGCTAAATCAACATTATCAACAGGCAAAGTCATATTTGCGGCTTCTTTGGAAGTCAAACAATTATAACCTTTCTTATTGATAACATCTTTCTGGAACTGTACCTGTTTACTGTAAATTTCTGAAAACTGCATTTTTCTCACCTCATAATTTATTACATTTATTACAAATTACTCGTCATCTTCCTCATCGTCCCACTCATCTTCATCATCTGCTTCTTCCAGAAGATTTATGTAATAGTCTGCAACTTTCTTGGGCTTTGCTTCTATACCACGCTTCTTACACAGATTAAACAGCTCTTTTGCAGACATTTCCTCATAATCAATGTCGGAATCATCTTCATCTGCTTCTTCCTCAGCAGCTTCTTCTTCCTCATCGTCATAATCCTCATCAACTTTTGTCTTGGTCTTTTTGTTGACAGCAGATTTCTTCTTTTTCTTCTTGTTGTCCTCTTCTTCCTCATCTTCCATAGGATAAGCCTTTTCAAGAATTTCAAGAATTTTCTGCTCTGAGAGGGGCTTGACCTTTGTATTTCTGAATTTCACCTTGTCCATAGGAACCACAGAATAAGTTGTGTTCTGCTGCTTGCCGTTTTTAGTAATAACATAATCCCTATCAGTCAATGTACCATATACATCAAACATTCCAACAATAGCAGGAATAGGACTACAGTTATTAACAGGTGCCATAAGGAGCTTAACCTCACTTGCTTCATAATCAAATACACTCCAAATATACTGGTCTCTTGTTCTCAGTGTATCATCTTCGCAAAGTGGGCAATCTTCTCCAAAAGTTTCTCTGCAAGGGGTATTTATTCCTCTGTCAAACGAATCGTGAAATGTAACTTTCATTCCATCGTCCATATCAGAAAGGAATCTAACCCTTACTTTCTGACCCTCACGAAAAAACAAAATCTTTGCTTTATTAGCTCCAGACCTTGCAGCTGCTGCTTTAATATCGTTAAGTATTCCCATATAGCAACTTCCTTTTCTTAATCAATAATAATTGTAATTTAGCTGTCGCAATGCTTTCCGAATCTGCTTATTATTCATATCTCCAGCATCTTTGACTTCTTTGGAATATGGAAAACGAATAACTTTAAAATGCTTTTTCAGATACTCCGTACCTTTAATTCCACATTCGTCATTATCCAATGCAGAAATTACAGTTGTAATTCCTTTTGATTTCAGTTTTTGTATTTGCTCATCTGTAATTTTCCAACCCAAAATAGATATCGCATAATCACAACCAACTCTTACAAAACTTAACCTATCCATATATCCCTCGCATATAATTGGAATATGTTTAGCATCATAATTTCCAACTAATGTATTTGACCGTCTGAACCCTTTGTTGTACAAATATTTTCTGTACTGCTCAACCTGTTTATTATTGGTCCTGCATACCCAGCCTTTAAATTTGCCATTATCAAACATTGGAAAAATTATCGGGTAAGAATCGCTATAGTTTATTTTTGCTTTGACTTTATTCAGCACATCAGCCGTAAAGCCTCTTGCAGCCATATACTTAAATTCCTCTGTATCTGCTAATTTGTTCCAATCTGTTGTTTTTAACCCATGGTAATAATCATAAGCCTCTATGTATGCCGTACCATTTTTGCTGTTATGTACAGACTTCCTTACTGTTTTTACAGTAGATTCGAGCCGTTTATTTTTAGCATTTATTATGCTGTAATATTTTTTTAATTTACCCAAATCATCTAACGACTTTTCCATTTCCGAGACAAATTTTATTGCATCGCCAGAAGCACAACACCCAAAGCAATAATATCTACCCTCAGAAATATTTATCAGCATAGAAGCGTTTTGGTCATTGTGAAATGGGCAAACAATTTTATACATTGCCCGAGCCTGATATAAACCATAATAATCAAGCACCTTTGCTAATGCTTCGCCATTTTCCATTTATACCACCCGTCAATACAAGCGTATATAACGGGATTTCTGTTTAACAAACGCTATTTCTTTCAAAATTTTCGGGTCAATTTCACCCTTATCTATCAGCTCTGATAATTTTTCAGAACTTACACTGTATTCCACATTCATCGTTTTTAAAATCTCCTGACACTGCTTTTTATCAATACCCAGCTTTTTCAGACAAACAATGAAATGTGTTTTATTTTCATCATTCAATGTGTATTCCTTTTTGACTATTTCTGGGCACTTTTCCATAGCCTTTTCTAAATCATAATCAACCTTTGTTGTTTCCACCAATTTTATTTTTATTGGCGCAGATGATTCATCGGAGCTTTCCGACGGAATATTCACACTGACCTCTTTTATGGATTTTTTATCCATTGCAGCAATTATTTGCTGCTGTAAATCCTTACACTTCTCGTTAGCCCTTTCAATTTTCGCTTTGAGCGCACTGTACTCTGATACAAGAGATTTAAAGGAAGCCATTTAAATTCCTCCTCGCTAAATTAAAAAGTTTCAGATTCTTCTTTTATCTCAGCCGTAGCTTCTTCTCTCTTGACATAAGAATTTCTGAGTTTGTCATAAATACCTCTGGGCCAACGGTGCCCGGTCTTTACCCAAATAATAGCTGCTCTGGGTACCTTATATGTATATCCATTCTTACTTACTGCAAGAACTTCCTTTACTCCGTTATCCTCAGCCCTGAAGATTTCCTTTACCTTTGCAGAAATTGCCTTTTCAGGCTCAGTCGCAAAAGCAATAATCATACCAACCTCTACATTGTCAATATACTCGCCAGGGGTCTTTTTGTGAGAAATAAGTGTAGCATAGCTGTTATCAGCTATTTCATCTTCTGCTGTCTGTACAGCCCCTACCTTTTCCACTGTTGAATCCTCAGAAATAGTAGCTTCTCTGATTTCTTCCATATTATCGTTTTCCTCCACATTTATATTATTTTCAGCAGTTGCTTCCAGAATGCCAGAAACTAACTCTGCCTTTGTCTTATTGTACCAAAACTTGATTTTAAGAGACTTTGCTTCCTCTCTTAATTCCTTGACTGTAAAACCTCTGAGTTCTGATTCTGAATAAATATACATGATAACTACCTCCATAAAACTTAAATTTATTAACTGTATTTAATACACAATAAGTATTATAAATATATTATATAACATACAGGATAATTTGTAAATACTGTTTTTGTATAGTTTACAAATTATTTACAATTTACTTTATTATCAATAAAATTTCGTATTTCGTATTATGAACCAGGATTCAGCTGGTTTAATTTTAAGTATCAGATAAATAAAATCCATTACTTACCCAATTTGATTAAACTGGCTGAATCCTGGTATCGTCCTCATTTAAACTTTTAAACTTTGAATACGTCTACAAAAGAATTTCTAAAAGTGGATTCTGACCCATTTGTAAAATGGAATGTTACATACTCATCAAAGGGGTCAACCTCATCATAACCAAGCTTATGAATTTCATCTGTAGGCAATGTTGCCATTGTCATAGATTCTACTTCCTTATAAAACACTTCGGTTTCAACAACTGAATCGGGAAGATACTTCGCCTTGTTATAAACTTTCAAAATAAAATTCATCATTTCCACCTCCCCTCAAAAGTCTCAACATCGCAATGACCGTCTTCCGAATAATAATTAACCCTTTCCCAACCATTGTTCTGGAAGGTTCTCAGTTCAGCAGTTGAATCAGAAAAGAAACTTATTTCTATTTCTTCATTATTCTGATTTCTGCCGCTGAATATCCCAGGGCAATCTTTAAAACGGGATATTGCCTCTCTTGCTTCTTCAGGATTTGAAAAATCCAATTTAAGAGTTGCCTTAATTTCTTCTTTACTTTTTACCATTTTAAATTCCTCCTGAATGTTTTTATTAGGTTTTTGTTTATATTTATATTATATACCAAAAAATTGGGCTTGTAAATACCTTTTGAGGGAAATTAACAAATTGTTTACATATTTATTGGCAAAAGAAAAAAGCCACCCATTAAGAGTGGCTAATCTAATATTATTTTATATGCTTCATTTTCTTTTTATATTTTTCGTGAATATCATGCTGCATTTCAGAAATATACATCATATTAAAATCTGTTGCCTTTAATTTAATGTATATCTTTTCCAAACACTTTAATTCGTGAGACACATCACAAATCAAGCAGCTTATAAACTCGGCATCTGCTATAGCTCCTAACTGCATCAATTCCTGATATGCTGTCTCATAAATCCACTTTGTTTCTCTTTCCCAGTTTCTATATTCCTCAAAAGTCTTTTCGGTGTACTGTCTCTTTATCTGTGCTGATACATCGAATTTATCATAATTAAACCAATCCTGTGGAATATACTGTTTAGTCTGCACATCTGTCTCTTCTAACAGCATATTATGGTTAGCCATAAAATACTTCTTTGTCTCTTTAAATTCAGCACTTTCGGAAAAATATTGACACTCGTGCATTCTTTTAAAGCCAGACAAACCGAGAAAATTATACATATCAGACATTTTATCATGGAACATTAGGGCTTCAATCTGTCTGTTGGTAATTCTCTGGAAAATTTCCCTACAATCTTTTGACCTACCTTTTGCTTCTTCTTTTGACATAGACACCTTGTTAGTGCTATTCGGAGATACTGTTGGCATCTTGATTCAACTCCTTTTCGATTTCTAAAAGCTTGGAATATATTTTATCCAGATATATTTTTATATTTTCCTGTTCTTGCTGCTGACCAGTATTTTTGCTATAGTTATTTAAACCAATATCCATATTAGTCAACGCAAGAAGCAAGAAAATTAAATCCACATTAGACATTATGCAAGCTTATAAACCACTGCATTTACATGAGAGAATGTAGTTGATACACCAGTATTAACAAATGTAAACTGAGCAGAGTTATCAACAGCACAGCATGACGGAGATACCTGTACCAACTTTGCAAAACTGAGAGATACATTATCTGTAGAAGAAGCGGAAGTTGATGAAGAAAAAGCATCAGGAACTGCAATTCCATTTTTGTAAAGCTGAACTGTCACATCTCCAGAAACTAAAGTTGAATTTGCTCCTACAGCATCAAACGTAATTAAATATAAACCAGGATTTTTGATTGACAAAGAGGTGCTTCCTGAGGTATGACAGATTGAACAGCCAGTATCAACGGAAGTATTTCCCAGATTTACAAATGAATTTGCTGCTACTGTCTGAGCTGAATTATTATATGTCTGAACCGAACTTTTCTGATATCTTACATTTCCGCACATGATTAAAAATCCTCCTTTTAATATAAAGCATATGGGGCACAACTATTGCTGCACCCCACAAATTTAGCTATGAAATACAGTTAATGTATATTAGTTGCAAGAACCACAAGCACCCCTATAATAGCCATTGCAACAAGAAGCTGCCTCATAAGGGCTGCAAGTTACATAAGCAGGAATGGGTGTAGGTCTTACAGCATTGATAATTGTGCTTGTCTGAGACAGCGTACCAAGCTGAAGCTGTGCAGCCTGAAGCTGGTCCCTAAGCTCCTGAACAGTGTTCTGTGTCATTGTATCAATGATTCTCTGGGTATTTCTATCGTTATTCTGCATAATATCGCAAGTGTTCTTAGCATTTTCATAACGGATAGAATCAATGTTACGATTAGTTTCACAACAGCAATTCTGCATCTGATAACCTAAATTTGTAACATTGTTGTTTACACCATTAAATCCCTGACATAATGCACGTTCCACACCATTGAAGCCCTGAAGCATTGTAGTGTTCTGAGCATAGAAGCCATCACATAAACCGTTGGAAATTCCATCAAGTTTACTGATAACAGCCTGGTTGTTTAAGCCCTCGTTAAGTTCGGCTCTGGTCAATGCACCCTGCATTCCATTGCTGCCGAAGCCGCCAAAGCCACCGTTGCCCCACGCAAGCAGGAAAAACAAGAAGAATACCCACGAACCGGAACCACCAAACCAGCCGTCATTCTCATTGTTCTTGGTGAGGGCCATTGCATCTGCTACGGATAAACCATTGTCCATCATTGTGTAACCTCCTATTAAAAATTATATTTTAAAACCATTGCCACCAAATTGAGAATTGAATTGTGCAGCTGCTTCTTCAATATCAATTCCCCTTTGCTGACATAGATTTTTACAAACTTGCCGAAGCTCCTGTTCGCTTTTTCCTTTTGCCATCTGCTGGGCACGTTTAAATAATGGATTATTTTGTATTTGCTGCATCATTTGGAACGGATTGACATTCATTGTTTTTTACTCCTTTCCTATTACTCCAATTATTATTTTGATTCTGCTGTATAGATTCTATCCTTGTTTGCATTTCTGCAACCATATTTTTAATTGTAGAAATATCATCGGCAATAACAGATACACCTTTTTGACTATCAATATTTATCTGCTCATTTTGATTAGGCTCTACCTGCTGCAATTTATAAACATTCACAGAAGCTGTACCGTCTAAATTTATTTGTTTTGTGTATATCGCTTTATTGGATATATCTGGGAAAATAAATATTGACCCATCTAAATCTATCATAGCAGCCTTGGCTTCATCAAATGAAGTTACCGCTCTACCTTTTAATAACTGCTGCTGATTATTGTAATTATAATTTTGCATCATAGGACCATTATAAAATCCTTGTTGATTCTGCTGTGGATATTGCTGCTCCATATTCTGCAACCTCTGCTGCATAACTGGATAGGAATATGGATTTCCGCCATATGGATTAAACAATTCTTATCCCTGCTTTCTTGTTTTCATTTGTTAATTATATTATAACACTTCTAATTTACCACAATTATAACATAATTATATTATTTTTATACAAATAAAAACCACTATATCTACCCAATTACGGATAAACATAGTGGTTTAAGATTTTATCTTAATACTTTACTCAGCTTCTTCAAAATCTTGCAATGCTTTTTATTTACGGTTATCTCGGCATAGCCTAAAGAATCGGCAATAAAAGCAAAATTCTTTCCTTTCAGATAATACATTTTCAAGATGTATTTTTCTTCATCGGACAAAGTGACAGATTCTAAAATCTGATTAAATTCTGATATTGTAGCTATATTCTGTAGTTTATTTCTTGTTTTAATATGTTCGGTCACTTTTATTACCCCTTTTTATATGGCCTACCGCAAGTAGGACATTTTCCTGAGGAACTACTACCTTTCTTTTGATGATAGGTTGTTGTCTTTGTCTTAGTAGTTTTTGTATAATGATTCTCAATTTTCGCCATAGCTTATTATTCACTCCTTAAAATCAATTTTGGTTATGTGTTGCATAATCATTATATTGATTTCCGTTTACTATATCCGCACTGGAATTATCACCATTAACCGAATTATCATAACTTTCAGTAGTTGTAGTTTCTGTTACGATAACTGTATCATACGTTGATAACTCATAGCCTAAAGCAATACAAAATACTGACATCAACAAAAGCAATGCTGCTAAAACATAGTTTATGATTAAATATCTTGTGGACTTTTTGCATTCCTGTTTGTACAAATCCTTGACTATTTCTAACAATGCCTTTTCTTTTTCTTCCATAATCATTTAGCCTCCAAGCGCAATATTCTTTCATCTAATTTATTACACGTTTCCTCAACGTGCTTTATTCTACATTCTTGGCTTTCTGAGATAATTTTCTGTTTTTCCACATCTTGACTTTTTTCCTTTAGCGTTGTTTTTATCTCCAACAAATCTTGCTGTATCTGCTCAATACTCGCTAAAACTTTACCGTCATTCTGGGCCTTTGTTATTAAGCCAGAAATAAAAGTAATTATGGAAATAACAAACAATACAATGCTGCTAATAGTAGCAAAATCCATGTTTACACCCTCGTTATGCTAACAGACATTCCCAATTTTTGTAAATAAACAGACATCTCATCAGCCCTTTCCTTGGTTAAATTTGATGATACAGCAGTCAACTTATAGTCATTTAACTTAAAACCATTCTTGCCTGCATTTTCTATCAATTTTTTATAATCTTTATAACTGATATCTAAATCAACATCACCAGAAATTCCTGGAATATTTCCTTTAAAGGAATATTGATGTATTCCTACATTTGCACTATTTACTGCACTGGGACATATTATTGTTTTTGCATCATCAAAATCAGGAACCCTTGCAACCCAAGTTGCATATCTCTGCGGAATTGAACTATCAAGGTTACTCTGGAAAAACGAATCAAAAGAATAAATGCCAGCCCAATAACCGTGCTTTTCCAACTCATCACAAAATGTTTTTACCATTTGTGTACAATTAGCTTTGCTCAGTTCTACCTGAAATTTTTCTTCCATATCCATAAAAATAGGATATTCAAACTTTTTGCCGTCAAGCAACTTTAAAGCAAACTTAGCTTCCTGATATGCTTCTTGCACTGTATTTGCATAACTATAATGATATGCTCCTACGGGGATTCCTAAGCGCTTACACTCTGAATAATTATAATCAAAACAAGCATCTTTTTGTTTAGGGGATTCTACTCCATAGCCCATACGAATCAAAACAAAATCAACTAATCCAGAAGATTTTACTTTTGTCCAGTTAATTTTCCCATTGTGATTAGATACGTCTATACCTTTAGTTATTTTCATCTCCATCATCACTCTTTTCTGCTGTTTTAGCATCAACAAAACCCTCGGACAAAGTATAAGCAATCACTGTAGAGGCTGCTGTTATCAACGCTGTTATTCTTTCTGTGGAAGCATTATCTACATTGAAAATAACAGCAATGGAGATAACCAAGCTGATAATAGATGCCCACCACTTACGACTTGTGAGTTTTCTTTTCCAATCAATTTTCATAATAACTCCTCCTTTAAATTTTAAGCTCCAAAGCGCTCTTTATCCTTAGTATAGTGTGCATTTAACTGCTGTTGAGATAAAGCGCTGTTATAATATGCTACCCTATAAAGGTTATATGCCCCTTGGGAGTAATATGTGCCCCCTCCTCCAACACACCCGATGTATGGCGCTTTTGTAGATTTTTTGTAGTCTGCCAAAATCAAGTTCAAACTTTCGCTGAGTTCTCCGTTCAAATAGAGGTTAACAACTTTGCCATCATAAGCTACAGCTACATGGTATTTTGTATCATTATTATAGGGAACTCCAGCAGTGTAGATATATTCTCCTGTAGTTCCATTAAAGATACCAAAGTTGAGTTTATTGTTTTCTGTAAAAACACCAAAACCTGCTCTGTCAAAATTGTTTATTATATCATTTTCAGAGGTATTACCACCTGTAATCTCAAAAAACAACTCCAGCGTGAAATTGTCAGCATCAAAGAGTATCGGTATTCTTAAAGCGCTGTCTGCTCCTGACTCTTTAATGTAATGGTCTGAGGACAAAAGGGCTTTGCCTGTATCAACCAAATAACGCCTCATTATTGCTTCACTTGACATATCAAGCCAATATGCTCCGTTATCAGCATGACCTTGACAAAAATTATAAATACCATCAAAAAATAATTCTGACCCAGAAGTATATCCCAAAATTTCTGGCGTTATTCTTACCCCATCACCCCCTTTCTGACTTGAATTAAAATTTGAGCCAGGCGCCGATGTGCCTGCTACAGTAACAGACCCTGAACCAGTCAAATAAAAAGTATCTCTATGCTCTAAATGTAAATAATTGTAGCTCTCTCCATTTGGAATTGTTACAACTCCATCATCTCCTGCAGCCCTACCAGGAATAAGAGACATAATTACATCTGAGCCAGAGTTATTTTTTACTTCAAAGCCTAAATAGGTCCTATCAAATTTTATTTCATTTTCACCTGATTCCAATGTTATCTCTTTTACTCTCGCACTTATTACCATAACAAAAACCTCCTTTTTCAAAATTATGCTGCTGAATTGGAAACTATCCAACTATCTGTATATGTACCAGCACCAACAAAACCGCGGTCGATTCTTCTAAATCCACCGTTTGTATCACGAACTGTACCGTCCTCATTATATCGGGTCATACTGTAGTTAATTTCACAAAAACTTGAACCATATGTAATGGAAGTTATTTCAAACAATGGCTCTTTTGTCGTGGCTTCATTCCAGCCCCAGTTGACTGAATAGCAGTTTCCTGTAACCGACTCCCCTGTATTTAAATTAGTTACCGTATATTTATATGATAACGTCCAATATTTTTCCTGTATCGGGTGGGGAGTTTTCTCAACCCAGAATTTAATTTGGACAGAATTTCCTGAATTAGTTACTGTATCAAAATCGCCAGCAGAAATATTCAAATAATCATTTGTATTATCTGTATTACCTGTTGGAATGGAATCGGGAACATTTATTCCATCATCTGTAGTGTTGTCTGTGCCACCGTTTACTGTGTAATTATACAAGTCTTTGTACACACTTGATACATTTACAGGGTCAAAACCTTGTACCCCATAATCTGCAGCGTGATATGTGCCAGGCTCTGTTACCGATAATTCTTGCAAACTTACAATTTTTTTTACATCAACTATAACCGGATTATAACCTATATATCCTTGCTCTTTTTCAGTGTCAGATAACTGCACAATACCATTTTGAGCTATAATTATAGACTTTACTTTGCCAGCAGTTGTACCATAGCTGGCGAGAGCGCTTGATATCAAACCCATTTTGCTCCTCCTTAGGAATAGACAGCCTGTAAAAATACTGGGTGGTCATCTGAAAAAAACCCAGCTTTTACCGAACTTGCCTGTAAGTAAAATGCAAAATATGCTTTGTTAGCGCTAACTTTCTCATTTCCTGAGTAGGTATTGCCCTCAATTATTAGCTCCCCCAAAGTAATTCTTATACCCTCTGGGCGGAAGTTTATTAGAGAGATACCAGAAGCTGTTGTATTGGTGTACCAATAGCGACTTGCCATGCTTGAATAGGTGTCTCCAGTTTTAAGGTTGGTCATCTCAACTTGTAAACATTTTTGATACTCTAAAAACGCCCCAGTATGAGTATGGTAAACCTCTTCAGTTATGGTGTAGAGACGCACTTTAACACCAGTCTTTGGGTCAACTACTGTAACCTCGTCATTTACCATTACCCCTGTCCAGCCAGTCCATGTCGTCTCTACCGCATTATCCAGCACAATTTCATTGCCGTCCTCGTCAGTAATTCCTGTATCTATGCTTTCACCCTCACCCTTTGCTTGTTCATACAATTTCTTGTACTTATCGCTCACAATTACAGGGTCAAACCCGTCACAGCTGTAGGTCTTAGCATAGTAGGTTCCTGGTTCGGAGACCGCCAACTCCTGGATTTTCGGGGTGACATCGACATTGGTGGTGATAGGGTTAAAGCCTACATACCCGCTTGGAGCCGTATAGGTTCCGTTTTTTGTGATGGTAAGCTCTTTGACCTTGCCAGGCTCAGAACCATATTGCGCCATCGCATAAGCGATTAAACCACCAACGTTCTTCATGATGTACCGCCTCCAGAGGACTTATATGTGCGTTGCCAAGTAGGGTTTTGCTTGCTGCCGTCCTCCGCTAAAGTCCAAGAGACTGTAACATCATACGGAGCGTAGTGAAATGTAAGGGAGTTAGTACCTGGCATTGTACCTAATAATGGATAAGTACAAATAAGGTCTCCGCCAAAGTAGTACAACCCATCTTTGAGCGCAACTGCTTTTAATTTGGTGTCATTAGCCACTGTTTGTCGCCTCCCCAACTCCAGAATCGTCCCAAACTGCTCCTATTTCCTGAGACACTGTAAACCCATTATATTTTACATTTAACTCTACTCTTCTTTGCAAATCTCTTTCCGTCATTCCGATGTACTCAAAATCTGATATCTGCCTACCATTACATGATACAGATGTATAAATTCCTTTTGTTGTCAATTTATAATCTGCATTCATAACATAATAGGTTGCTGTCTCATTTACAAACTTTATCTGACACATAGGCGGTAAGAATCTATCAACTTTTACAGTTTCACATGATACATCTGCACCAAACGATTTACCAATTAAGCTTGTCAAACTAACATTAGTTGTTATATTAGGGTCTGCTAATGGGCATACTAATCTTAGCACTCCAGATGGCTTTGGCTCCTCTGAACCTCTGATTATGTATATTCCCATACTCTCTAACGTTTTCCCCTCTGCTGTTTGCCCATTGCTTAAAAGTGTGGGCATTTCCATATTTGATTTAAAAATATCAATTTCAGAAATTTTTACATCTGTAAATCCTTTTGTTAATACAGAATAATCATCTTGACCAATTTCCAAATAATCAGAAGTCAAAGAAAATTTTGCTTTTCCAAATTCAGAAACTTCTACAGCATAATTGGCTGCACTTAGCATCGAACCATAAGAAAACAAATCCCTTATACTCCAACCAGTTTCTCCCTCTGTATTTTTAGTTGCTGCTGCCGATGGAATATCAACATCTATTGTAATTCCCGATAATATTGTTAATTCCTCTTTTGCTTTCTGGAATTGCTCCCCAACAGTACCAACCATTTGATAAGAGTTATCAAGATAAGCGCTTACATCTTGCCCCGAAAACTGTAAAGAATTTTCCACAACTGCACATGATTTCATGACCCATTGATGTAAAACTTTTAAGGTTCTATCTGCCAATTTCCTGTACAGCGTAATAAAAGCATTTAACTGTATATCATTATTTTTATAAACTATATTTCCAGAAATTGTTAAACCAGCACATTGACCAACGGTAAAACCATCAGAAGATACTGACATTGATATGGATAAATCTTCTGGAATTTCATCATTTCCATACTGAATTCCACCAACTTCTAAAATATAATCCCAGTAATCTGAGCTACCCCGAACCTCCAGAAAAATTTGTTACTTCTTCCAACAAAACATCTGGCAAGGTCCAAAATTTTCTGCCATCATCGGACACAAAGTAGGAAGCTGCTGGGAGATTTTCACAAGTAAATTTCTTTGTAACCGAGCCCAGTTGCGGGTCAATATACTCAACAGAAATTTCTCTTGATGATTTTATACTTGTGAACAATGTTTGTATCTGACTATTTTCCATAGGCTCAAAAGATATAGTTAATTGTCTTTTATCGCCTAAGTAATTCCTAATTGTTTTTCCTGAAACTGCTACATAATTTGGAGAGCTTGAAAACTGCTCAACTATTTTTACATCATAACTTTTTAAATACTTGTCAATTATCGTACCGTTAATTTTTATCGAAAACATCTGCATAATTCAAGCCCTCCTTATACCCTAAGATTTAAGTTACCAGAACTTTGAGCATATGAATTTAATGCTGCTCTGGAAACTCTTGCAAACTCTGTCTCATCAATTTCTAACACGATATCCCCATCGGGCTGTGCTTCTTTTATAGCACTTACCACATCTGCTTTTGTAAGCCCGCTACCACCATAATAGCGATTAAATGTGTTGTTATATGCTGCTGTATTTTGCGTGCCATATCCGCCACCGTAGATGGGTGCAAACGCCTGTGCAGTTGCTCCGGCTACACCAGAAGTTCCTGACATAAACTGATTTACACTACCAAAGACTGTAGCCCAGTCAATATTAAAATTATCTGTAAATGTTTTTGCTGCTCTCTCAGCCAAATTAGAAAATACATCTAATACACTTTGCTGATATCCAGACAAACCATTTATAAATCCTTGCATTACATTCTGTCCTACTTCCTCATACACTGTGGAGGGGGAATGTATTCCAAGAAGATTCTTAACTTCATCAAGATTTTTAGTCATGATTTCCTTTAATGCACCCTCACTCTGGTCTGCATTATCCTCAATTCCTTTAACAAAACCTTGAATGATTTCCTCACCTACTAATTCAATTCCCTCAGGAATTTTACTAAATATATTTTTAAACTTTTTACCATAATCCTTTTCAAAAGCATCAATTTGTGTCTGATAAAATTTATCAGAAAACTGCTTGCTTTCATCGACCAATTTATCATACTGTTTGCTATATGTTTTTAAACTCTGAGCAGACATATTGTTTAAACTCTCGGCATACTTAGAACCCTCTTCCATATCCATGCCAAGAATTTTCTGTAACAGATTTTGACTAATTCCTTTTGACTGCAATTTTTCTAATGTTTTATTATACTTCTCAACCTGCTTTATCTGGTCTTTTAAACCCTGAGTAGAAGCTGTAAAAGTTTCTTTCTCCTCATAAGCCTGCTTTGTACTATTCCAAACTCGCTTTGTTTGTCTCTCATACAAATCAACGGAATTTACTAAATTATTATATAATGTTTTTTGTGATTCAGATATTTTGCTATATGCTGTACTTGCCTCAGACTGTAAATCTTCATAAGACTTTTGCCAAGTCGAAAATGCTTTTTCTGCATTTTCCTGGTCTTGCTTTGCGACCTTATCGCCCATTTCTTTTCTGCCCAAAACAATTTTTTTATTTATCTCTTTGTACAGGGAATCTGTCTTATCTAATCCATCACGGATTATCTCCATATCCTTGTACATCATTTCCTCGGTGTAGCCCTCTTCTACGCTATTTCTGTATTCTAAATCCGATATTCTTTCTCTAATGTTATTTTCAAATTCTGTCCTTTGCTGTTCTACCAACTGCTCTTGTTCTTTTGCATCTTGCTCCTGCTGCCTCTTTCTTTCTTCCGCCTGCTGTTCCTCATACTTTAATGATTTATTATATTCCTTTATCCAGGTCTGGTCGTATTCCTGCCTTGACGTTTCAAGCAATTCTTTTCTTTGTTTTTGGTACTCTTCTTCCGAAGATATTTGACGTAATTGCCATTTCCTATCAAGCTCACTTATATCTTCCCACATTTTCTCGGTTTTTCTTGCTTGCTCTTCCGCTTGCCTTTCCTTTTCTGCTATCTCATCTGCATGGATTTCTTTATCCTTTGCTTCTCTGTCCCTTGCATACTGATTCTGAGTATCAATAGTTGCCTCTAACGAATCTCTATAAACACCCTCTACTTTTTCGCCAGCATCAAGTCTAAGCTGTACCATTTTTTGTTCGCCCTCGGCTAACTGTTGCTCTGCTTCAAACTGTACATTAGTAGCTTGTACCCATGCTTCTGATAATTCTTGCCATTGCTCCTTGGCATTATTATAATACGTTCTCATGTAATTGTCAATATCCATGCCAAATTCTTTAGCTTCTTTTATCCTCTTGCCACTAACATCGGCAGTTCCATATTTAGCAAACTTTTGCCACTCTTTTTCTGCCTGTAAATAAGCATCATGAGCATCTAAAACTTTTTGCTCTAACTCCTCAGCCTGTTCTTTAGCTTCATTCAAAGTATTATACAGTGTAACATTTTTCTGAGACTGTGCTTCCAACTCTGCCTGCGCTGCCAACTTTTGTGTATAGGCATCAACTTGGAAAACCAAATCTTTATATCCTTGTACCTGGTCATCAATATAAGCTTTATTTTCTGGGAAAATCTCATTTAATTGCTCAATAATTTGCTGCGCTGCTGACAACTCAGTCGCTGTCAAATTAGCTTTATCTGCATATTCTCCTAACATATTAGTTAGAGTAACCAACTGATTTATCTGCTCATTATTTGCCGAAGCAGTTTCATTATATTGATTCTGTGCATCTACCATGGAATTTTCTAACTTCTCAGAATTTTCCACCAGTTCTTTATACTCAGAATTTAATTCCTTATATTGTTGAATTGCTTCCGATATTTTTTCACTATGCCTAACATATGCAGCAACTACTAACGCTATACCAGCTGCAACTGCTGTATATGGATTAGCTAACATTGCTGCATTGGCTGCTAATTGTGCAGTTTTTAATGCTATCAATTTGGCAATAGATGTTTGTACAACAGTATTGCAGGCAACTAAGCCGGCTGTAAAAATAGGTATTGCAGTTACAATTCCCGCCAAAGCTGCTTTTACATCAATTATGATATCTTTTATTTTGGTACCAAAATTGATTAAATTAGGAATTGCAGTATTAGCAGCAAAATCCACAATCTTTACAAACAAATCCCCAGCTTCCTGAGATATCTTTTGTAAAGCTTCTTGCATCTCGCTTGACTGCAATTTTTTGTTTAGCTCATCGATAGATGTAGTTGCTGATTCTACAGCCTGAGTAAAATTAACTTTTAAGGAATCATATGCAGCAATTCCAGCACCCTCTAACGCAGATTGGAAAATTGTTATTGCACCTTTCAAATTTTGCTGCATTGTCTCAGCCATCATTGCTGCTGCATCATTACTATTTTCTATGTTATTATATAAATTATCCCATTCTTCACTATATCCTGCCAGCAAAGCTCTCGCCGATTTCAGCTGTCTTGCATCAAAGATATTTGCAAGTGCTGTGTCTCTTTCTTGCTGGGTGGCCATGTTATTAAGAATATCATTTAATTCTCCGAAAATCTGATTTAATGGCTTCATATTGCCAACTGCATCATACGCAGACAAACCAATGGAGTTCATATATTCCGCAGCTTTTTCTGTGGGAACTGTCAAGTTAAGTAAAACTTGTCTTAATGCTGTGCCACCCTCGGCTGCCTTAATACCATTATTTGCAAGAATACCTAAAGCTGTATCAAGTTCTGTAACCCCACCAGCTAAACTTCTTGCTGTACCACCAATAGTGAGAATACCCTCCCCTAATTGTGCTACATTGGTATTTGATTTCTGGGAAGTTTTTGCCAATTTATCTGTAAATGAAGCAGCTTCATCTATAGACAAGCCCAAAGCTGACATACTATCCGTAACCATGTCGGAAGCTTTTGCTAAGTCCATATCTCCAGCAGCTGCTACATTAAGAATTGTAGGGAGTAACGATATACTTTCCTCAACATTATAACCTGCTAATGCTAAATAGTTCAAAGCATCAGCAGCCTGTGTTGCTGTGTATTTTGTTGTTGCTCCCATTTCCTTGGCTGCTTCTGCCAAAGCATTATACTCATCAACATTATTTGCTACATCTTCCGCAGTCATGCCCATTGTAGCTGCTACTTGCGCCATAGAAGCTTCAAAGCTCTGGCCTACGTCCAAAACAGACTTCATTGCTAATGTAGCTGCTGTTGTAACTGCTGCAAATGCAGCTGCTGCCGCTTTTCCTGCTACATCAAAAACATTACTTAAACCATCAACAGCTGCATCTAGCTGCTCTGTTTTGGTATGGACCTCATCATACTTGCTTTGGAAGTCACTAATGTTTAATTTTATGTAGCCTATCGCATCTCCAAGATTATATGCCATTAAGTATTAGTCACCCCCAAACTTGCATAAAAATCGGACATTGATTTATAGTGTTTTTTAGGTTTGTCCCCATTATCAAACTTCAATTCTTTTCCATCTTCCAACGCATCTAATAAAAAAATACAAGCTTCATCAAAGCAATATGCAGCATATTCTTTCCGAATATTTAAAATATCACTTGGACGTTGCTTGTATTTTTTTGACATAGCTAAAATATTAAGAATTTGCGGGGACCTCACAAAATTTAGACAATTTTGCTGCATCAAGCTTAACAGCATCAAAAATAGCAAAAATCTGCTCATCTGTTAAACCACCAGTATATTTGTTAATATCCTCTATTGTAGGATTTACCAAACAGCTTTCTGCAACATATTTCATAAACTTTATAGATTCTATCTTTGCTTTTCTGCTCTGCTCTTCTCGTGCTTCCTTTTCTGCTTCACTTATGTTTTCCTTAGCAGCTTCCTCGCCAATAACTTTCATTGCATCACCGATAATGGGATTATAAATCCTGCCGGAACATACCATATCAATGATAGAGGGATTTTTTAACTCTACTGTTAATTTACTTCCATCTGCAAAAGGAGGAAGCTCAACAACAAATGTATTTTTTATTTTCGCAAGTTCTTCTATTGTAGTCACTGACATCTTTTATTTCCTCATTTCTTAAATCTTATTAGGTTGCCCAGGAAGCCTCTCCAAGTTCAGGCAAGCTCTTAACCATTGTTATCTTATAGGGCGCTTCTCCATCGCCAGGTGCAGAAATAATGCTATATTCAGGAGTTGTAAATGTATCGTCCTGTACAGACATAGAAACAGGAACGCCAGTACAGTTAGGGTACTCTGTTTTCTCATAGTCAAGAATGATACCAGAAGCATCATAGTGTGCAGCATAAACATTGAGAGTAAACGGAGTTGCTTCATTCTCTGCTCCAGCAACAGGTGGAGTGTAACTCTCAAACGCTCCATCAGTACCATATGTAATGGAACCACCCTGAAGAACCTTAACAAGTTCGGGATTGAACACGTTATCTGTAAGGGTAATTGTATTACCTGTGAGAGTATCAACCTGTCTCTTTTGGGCAATAAGTACACCCTTAACAATCAACTTAATTGCATCTGTAGTTTCAATAGATGGGTCAACCTGAATCTGTGTAGCTGTTTTCAAGCCGATTTCAGTTGTGGCACCAACTTCCCCGCCAACGGTAATTGTTACCATAGCAACATCTATTGTAGCAATTTCATGACCTTTTTTAAATGCCATATCTCTTTATCCTCCTTTTAATCAACTTTACGATAATTGCGATACTCCACACTTGCCATATATGCTTTGACTGTATCATCATAATAGGCTTGCGTTTCATTATATGTAGGTCTTACGGAATCCCCCGTTAATTTCATTATGTTTTTAACTTTTTCCTTTAAATTCAGACAATCAGTATAATTTTTAGCATAACACAAAATATCATACAAAACCATCTGAGTTGAGTAATTAACATATCTTGCACCAGTATCTTGTTTTACCACCACATAAGGTTTTGTACATTCCCCTAAATGGGAACCTGGTGAAAATACATCAATTTTATTTTCTTTCAGCGTTTTAAATATCAAATCATATATTATCATAAATGTATATTCGTTTTTATTTTGCCAAGCAAATTATCAAACGCCTCCAAAACTTCTGGACCGTGAGCCTGAATTGTAGGTTTTATTATTGCAAATCTTTTTTCATGTGCTAACTCCAGGAATACCCCATAATTAACTCCATGTGCTAATTTGATAATATATCCACTGTTATCTTCCGCTTTATATCCTGTGCCTGTGAGCGTTTGTCTTGCTCTGCCTGTCCTATCTTTCCACGGCGCATTTGACCTCATGCTATTCTGTAATTTTAATGCTGACGTTTTTGTGTACAACAGTAATGCTGCATCAGCTTTCTTTTTCATGGTTTCCAATCCGTCTGTCAAGCTCATATTTCTTGCACCTCACAAATGGAAATATCCATTACTTTATTTGATAAATTGTAATTACAGATATCAGTAACCACATATTCTTTGCCATTAACAAAGCAATGATTTCCAATTTTTACACTATCATCAAACTTAGCCAAAAGCATTTGCTGATAATAGCCTGGATTTTTTCCACCGTCTGAATTATTAAAATCTGAATACCGTGAATCGGTCAAATGATATATACATTTCAATGTTACTGTTTTTTCTTCAAACTCACCTTGAACAGGCTCATTATAATCATTTAATTTAACTGTTTTAAACTCTATATCTTTTCCATACATCACTATTCTTTTGGTAATCACATTTAACGCATAATTATTTATAACGTCCAATATAATCACCTCAATTTTTTGCTCTTTAAAATTCCAGAGTGGTTTGGCTTATATCTCAGGGACAATCTTCTAAAGTAGGAAGAACTATCACTCGCAGTCAGTCCGGAGATATTTAATGTGTTATTTTCTGCTTTTATCTGTAAGCATTCATAAGCTGTATCATTAAAAACCCCCTTATTTTTACTGTAATAAAAATCCAATTCCTCATCTGAGAAAAATGGAATTTCTTCCTCTCTAAGAATAATTTTTAAAGATTTTAAATCTTCCTGAGATATCATGCCAACACCCTCTTTCCTTTTAAATTATATACCCACCGCAGATTCAAGAATTGCTATCAGCTGCTTTTTATTGGAAGCTTCCGAAATATCAATCTGATTATCAGCTGCATACTGCTTTAGCTCCGATGTACTCATCGAACTAAAATCAATAGTATCTGCTGCTTCCTCTACAGATTCCACAACATTTGCTTCCTCTATAGATTCTGTCTGCTTGATATCTCTGCACTTCCAACCCAGCTGCTTATAAGAACTCTCATAAACTGACTTAGGGACAATTCTTATCTGATTCCCTTTCTTGATTTTTACCATTATGATAACCTCCTCAAATTATCCTTCGGAAGCATCAATAATAGCAATCTGGTCTGCCATCTCAAAAGAGGGTAAGCAAATCATGCTAACTTTTGTCTCAACGTTTACAGGGTCCTCACGCTTCATGGTGGTAATTGCAACACCAACATCAGTAATGGAGACATTAGCAGATGAGCCAGACATCAAATCAGATTCCTCAGGAGTTGTACCAAACCAGGTTGTACCCAAATCACCGTCGGGGAAAAGTACCAACATATCATCGGGAACATATGCCTTAGTTGCGCCGGTTTCGTCCTTGTATCTCTTGCTATATACTTCAAGAGTAACGCCTGTCTGGTCCTCAATGTAAGCAATAGCATTCTTAGCGTTAATTGTACCCACGCCATTGGTAAGCACATAAATGTTCTTCTTTAGCACTGTATTCTGCATAATTTTGTTAAGCTGCGCTCTGGAGCATATGCCTCTTGTAGGTCTTACTCCGGTATCGTCCTCAATCTTATCAAGGCACCCAATAAGATACTGGCAAATATCAAAATCAGCTGTGTTAAAATTATGCTCAGTAAACTTGTGGTCTGCGGGGACGTTATAATCATAGCTGTATTCCTGACCATTAGCAGCCATTGCTACAGTACCAGAAGTTACGGCCATTGCACGCATTCTCTCTCTGGAAACTGCTGCGGATTCAAGAAGTCTAACGGTATCGTTAAAAATCTTGTTCATAACTGTATCAATGTATGCCTGGTTGCCTGTCTGGAGTACCATGTTCAATTCCTGTCTCAGTCTTTCAGAAATGGTCATAGATTCCTTGAAGAAGGGCATCTCTGCATACATCTTGTCAAAACCGATTCTGGGACGAGGTACAGCCTTGACATCAAAAGCTGATACATTTAAAACAACAGGAAGTCCAGCGGAACCCTTGATATAGCTCAAATCAAGTCCAAGCTTCTTATCAGAGGGGAACATTGTCTCGAATAAATAGGGCGCTCTGTCCTGCGATAAGGTTTCCCAATATGCAACGATATTCTGGGAAGTCATCAAATCAAAAATAGTCATGTATTATCCTCCTCCAATCTATTACTTTAAGAATGTTACCTTGGCATTAAGTGCAGCTGTAACAGTATCATCAATGAGCTTTACAGTTTCTGCATCTATTCTGTCAAGATTTACAAAACCGAAAATCAACATTGTGGCGTTATCGTTGCCATCTGTTACATCTACATCATGTAACAAAATACCAACTGCATCTGTAGTCTTTGTACCACCAGAGCCGGGGTCAGTAGTTGTTGCCTTTTTAAAAGCTGTATTTCTTGCTGTAAGACTACCTGCAAGAGGGGTACCAGCCTTAAGAATCTTCTTGCCATTGCTATCTGCTTCCAGTCCAGTATTACCTACTACAACTCCAACAGCTGCATAAGGCTCGGTGTAAAACAAAATCTGATTAGGATTTGTCAAACTTACCTTTTTAAAACCATTCATGTGTTATTTCCTCCTTGTTAATTTGTATTTGTATTGCGGGATTTTACTTTGCTTTTTGCTAATCTTGCTCCATAACTTTCGGTACCATTATCATTTACATTCTGTATTCTGGGAATAGGATTCCCAGTACCAGAATTAGGTGCAGATGTGAAGAATCCAGAAAAAGCAGGATTTTTCTTCATGTCCTCAATTACTGACTTTACATCATTTTCCTCGGTTACCTTTGCTAACACAATAGGAATGATATCTGATACAACTGTGGAATTTACACCACAAGAAATAGCATCAAAACTTGCCTGTAAGAATGCAACCTTTCCATTCTTTTCTTTAAGTTCCTCAGACATCTGAGCATTAGCTTCCTGTGCTTTCTGTAAATCCGACTTACTATCCTCTACTGACTGTAAATACTTAGCTAATCCGTCTTTTGCAGTATTAAAATCAGATACACCCAATTCCTTTAACAAAGCTGATTTTGACTTTTCCTTTTCTGCTTTCAAAAGCTTATTAAGCTCTGCCTGGGTAAAAACTCTTTCAGGCTCATTGTTACTGGAATTATCAGGATTATTATTCTGGTTATTAGTCTGCTGACCCTCAATAGGAGGCTCGTTATTAGGATTAGGATTATTCTGAGAATTTGTATTATTACCGTTTTCAATAGCCATATTGTTTATTCCTCCACATTTTCATTCTCAACTTTACACCCAGAAATTTTAACGTCTGGTACGTTTAAACTTATTTTGTTTTCTTTGCCCTCAAAATAATAAACAGAGCCATTATATTTTAGATTCAGTTCTTTTCTTTTCTGAATCAATAATGCAGAAATTTGTTTTAATCTTTTTGTATAATGCTTTCTCAGTTTCCCATTGATTTTATATCGTGTGCTATCAATAGCAGCATTAGCATTTATTAAAAACTGTTTTTTCAGTAATTCCATTGTTTCCACATTATCTATTTGTACACATGATTCGTGCTGACACAATGGACATTTTAAAATCTTCAAAAATAATTTTTCCTCATATATCTCCACCTGGATATCTGATAAATTACTATTCAACAAACTAAATTCTTCTTTACACCAATCACAGGTACAAACTAAATTTTCAATGTTTGGCAATGTTAATCACCTCTTTTAAATTTTAGGAACTGTGGTGCTGGCAACGGGATTTGAACCCGTATGATATTTCTACCGAGGGATTTTAAGTCCCTTGTGTCTGCCGATTCCACCATGCCAGCAATTTCAGAACACAGCTAAAGTGCAGAAGCAAAACCCTTTCATAAATTTTAGCTAAACTCATAAAACAAGATTTGCCATAATAGCTGTGTTCTTTTGGTACTCCAAGTGGGATTTGAACCCACACGCCTTTCAGCAGCAGTTTTTGAGACTACCTTGTCTGCCCATTCCAACATTGGAGTATATTCCGCGGGGTACCGCGGAATTTCGTTTTTCATTTTTAACCAGGTTGAAATGCTTATTAAAAACTTTCCTGGTTTTTGGTGTGCCTGGAGAGACTTGAACTCTCGACCCATAGATTAAAAGTCTATTGCTCTACCGACTGAGCTACAAACACACAAATGGATTTTTGGTTAGGATAGCCGGATTTGAACCGGCGAAATGACGGGGTCAAAGTCCGTTGCCTTACCTCTTGGCCATATCCTATAATAATATATATCTATAATAATATAAAATAATATAACAGAAAATAAAATATAAAAACACAAAATAATAAATAATTTATTTATATAATTTATTAAATACATAAATCATATAATCATCATCATTTATTATTAAATATATTATATCATATTTCTTTTTACGAGTAAATAAATATTTATAATGATTTACAAAAAAGTTACAATTACACCTTTATTAAATTAAACATAAACCAGGATTCACCATAATTAAGACTAATAATAAGATAATAATTTATATTACCCATTATATTAGAATCAATCCTGGTGAATCCTGGAAACTCCTACTGATATTGTGAGTTAAGTGATATCGTCCTCATCTGGAGTGTTATTGGCTATTTCAAAATTCTCTTTTAGCTGTTGGTAAATAGCAATGATTCCTAAAAGAACTGCTGCAATGCCTGAAATACGTTGAATACCTAATAAAATGATTCCTACCATTACTGTACATCTCCTATCCCAAAAATAGATATTGCTACACCAAAAAGGAAATTTTTGCTGGTCATTTTTCCAGTTTCATAGGAAATACTTGACCCAAAAAGTTCTGTAAGTTCTGCCGTATTTGAGCCACTTGTAAAAGTTCTTTCGATAGAATTTCTTACTACTCTTTCTACAGAACGCCAAGAAGTATTGTGCTTCTTTCCCTCTTCTTTGTACATATCCAAAACATTAGGCTTAGAGGACATAAGAGTGTTTGTTCTGATTAAATCCTTAATCATTTCAAGAATCTCTACTGAATAGCAAAAGCCTAAAGTTCCTGGCTCCATTCCCAGCCTCATAAGAGTTGAGATAATCAGTTTTCTTTCTTCCTGCTTCTTTTCATATACTTCTAACAACATAATTTGATTCCTCCAAATATTTATTTTTTTAAATTAAGTAAACGTAAATGTTCTGATTCGATGATACTCCATTCATTAGCTGGAATTCCACCACAATCAAATTTTTCTGATAAATTATAATAACACTGAATAAAATATTTTGCTGTATGCCAACCCTCATAAAGTTCATTATAAGGAATTGAATCTGCTTCCTCCTTGAGTCTTTCAATGTCATATCCAACAGGGAGGCCATTAGGAAATAAATAATTATAAAATTTTTCTTCCTTAACTTTATAGCCCCTTTTCTTCATTTCAGATACAACTAAATTAGTGTATTTGATAAAATGATTCATAGGATAATGCAGCATTTTATTTACAAGAAGGTGGTTAGGAGTTCCGTTAGCTGATATATTTTTAGCAATACAACAGCATTCTCTCCACTGACTTATTAACTGTTGGGCTGGTAAAATTTTGATTAAATCTTTATGCCAAAGCCTCATTTTAATTTCCTCCAAAAAACTAATTATTTTTCCTGCTTGTAATACTCACAACTTTCATTATTTGCAAGTATGCCTATTGGTTTCGTTTTGGGCCACTCAAACACTTTACAGCTTATTTTGCGATAATCATTACTAAACTGTGTTTTGCCTATTTTGTTTGCGCAATCCTTGCAAATGATATCAGCCCCAGGAGAGTGACAATTAAACATCTCATTATCATCAAAAGACATAAGCCTAACCCCCTTTCTGAATATTCAATTTTGTTTTATTATAAAATAAATGTATTACCATTTATATACCTATTATATTAAAAATTTGTAAATTTAATACTTTTGACCTGATACAGCACATTCCAGGTATATCTGTCCGTATTCTGAACGAATCTTAGTAATTACAAAACTTGTACCTCTTTGGATAATAGTTTCATCTTCGGAGCCAAAGTGGTTTTGCTTTTTCTTACCGTCCCAGAAGTTTTCATATACATTAGAATTATATTGATTATAATTACTTTTATTTCCACCATAATGGCTCCATGGCTCGGCATATATCATATGAGTTCCAGCAGGACAGAATATATTCATTTTGTGACCACCAAAACCTGTACCTTTTGTAGTACCACATGACATAAAGCCCTCATCTGTAACAACTTTACCGACTAAAGACTGCAAATCTTCATTACTTGCATTTATTAACCAGTCTGCTTTTACTCCAAGGAATGAAGCCATACCCTCGTCAGTTCCAACACCACGGTTAAGCCAATAGTCTTTGTTATAAAATGATTTAGATATTGCTTCCGTCATTTTGTTAATGTAATACTCACCCTTATCGTTTTCATTATCCAAACTTACCTTTCCAATGCCTAAGAAATTTGACCAAGAATAATCATATCCCCTAAGTGGACGATTCATAAAGCCCGACCCATATGTATATAAATACAAAGCTTCTTTCTGTGGCTCTGTGTAGGTATTTTTCCATAACTGAGCTATCTTGCTTCTCAAAGCTGCATCTGCATCTTTAGCATCATAAAACCAAATTCCAGCATCTAATCTTTCTTGACTATAAGCATTGCTCAGAATCGCTTTAGATTCTTTGGTTAATAAGCTTTTTACTCCTAAATTATTTACTGTGTCTTTTACCTCTGGAAATTTTAAGTTGTTATTATAATATTTTTTTAATTTATATAATACGTCTGTTGTATCATTTGACCAAATTACCTGATTTATTCCTGCATTAGTTTCAAGCATTTTCCAATAATCATAATTATTTAAATACTCTGTGGAAGTAAGATTCTGGTATTTATCATATACAAATTCTGCAAATTGCTTTCCACTCTTTGGCATATTCTCAGGACTAAATCCTAATGGGGATAACATTTCCTTTTGTATCTCATTAAATACTTTTTCCACTGTTGATTTTTCTTTTGCAGCTAATTCCTTTTCTGCTGCTAACTCAAAGGAATATTTAGACACTGATAAATTTTCATTATACCACAATTCCATTTTCTGAAATGGGTGAGCTTCGGAATGCAAATTTAATACATCAAACAACTCTGTTTTTTCTTCACTAGTAAGTTTATGTGACCACTCAGAAAATTCTGGAGTTGTATATGGATTGTACCCCTTAGTAGCAAGCCACATTTCTTGCAACTCATTATATTGCTTGTGGAAGTCCTCACCTGTAAGATATGTCATATAGTCATCTAACTGCTCATTATCTTCTCCGTTTACCCAATTAGCTAAGTCATCTGATATAGCATCTAAATTCTTAGTTAATACTGCTTCAAATGTACACATTCCATTAGGGTGGTCCATTGGTACACTATTTAAATCATACATCTTGCCATTACGTGATTCACACAGTTCACAAGTTCTTTCTACCATAGCAGCTCTCCACATGATTTTTTCAACATATGGATTCTGTTTGCAAGTTTCTATGATACTTTGCTGGTAAGCATGAGCCACCATTGTACGTGCTAGCCTCTGAGCATTATAATCTACATTTCCAAAATAAAACTTTCCATATTTCCCAGGAATAGGAATCCTTTTACCATTAGCATCTTTTTTAAACGTACCGTCTGGATTTTTTTCATACTTAGGATATTTTATTACTCTACTTGGTTTGCTCTGTGCTGGAGTAACATATTTTTCTAAGTCTTTTGCTATTTCTAATGATGATTTATTTTCTGCTATACCCTTTGACACAATATCAGATAAAACACCTTTAGATTTATTATTGATACCCCAAATAGCACTACTGAAATTCCAATCATTTCCATATAACTTACCCGACATAATATTAGCTATTACATCTTGTGGAACATGAGCAACTTTTCCCTCAAATGTCAAACCTAAACCAGATAACCAACTTAGATTATTCTGTACTACTGCATTAGATACCTTGTAAACACTTCCTTTTATTAGTTGTGACTGCTGCTCTTCTAATTCTTTTAAATTATGATTTATTGATTCTAACAGATGATTTAACTGTGTTTTCCTTAACGATTCAGAGACAGCAAGGGAAGATTTTAGATTCAATTTTGATATTTCATGTAACGTTTCTGATTTAGCTTTCTTGTACATCTCTATAATAGCCTTAGAATCATCTGTGGTCAAGTCTGATAAACTTTTATAAGCTTTCCCGAATGTTATCATATTAGCCATAAGCGCTCCTTATACGTTAACCTGGTGCATCTCAGATGGGGCTTTAATTATTGTTGTTAAATGTGTTAGGAGTGGGGAAAAATGAATCATCTAACATCTGTCTTTCAAGAGCTATTTGCTTGATTTCATCATCTGCTTCCTGGTCGGTCAAATTTCTCCATTTCTTCATATATGCTTTCTTTGACATTGTTTGGTTGGAAACTTCCTCAAGGTCTAAGGTCTTTTCCTCGTTCTCATCTTCTGGAAGTGGATATTGATTTACTATATCTATAGTATAATCCACTTGCTGCAATGGAGTATCAATATAAATTTTAGCAATATCAGGGTACAATAAAGCGCCATCAATAAGGCATTTGATAATCAGTTCAAGTTCATATTTCCAAGACATCATTTTTTCATCACATCTAACAATTAAGCCCCAATAAATAGCTTTTAATGTTTTACCAGATGTAACAATTCCTTTCAAGTCATCTGCACTAATTTGTGGCATATCTATAGTTTCATACATTGTGTCATTTATACGACTGAGTGTTGTATCTAATGACTGACTATATGACATCTGAGATTCTAAGATACCTAAATCACCTGTTGTGGAATCGTCAGTGCTTTTGTCAGATGATAAATCCCAGAACGAACCAGGAGCTATAGGCAAGTCCTTAGTCGATTCGGGAGACATATCCCTAACCCATCTAATAGGGCTCATAGACTGTCTTTCTGCATCAATATCCTTGTTTGATAATTTACTGTAGTATTGCTCATAATCAAACAAATTAGCTACCTCTGATTCTCCACTATTATCATTTAATAATCCATCGTTAAGAATTACAACAGCAGGAATATATTCAAACTTTGTTGCTGCATCTTCTATGATAACTTCCACAAGACTTCCTGCACCATCATATATAGCTTCCGTTACATGACATAAATTATCTTCTGCCATATAATATTTCTTTTTATATATTCTTTGGTCTGCTGCATTATTAGCATCGTTCATAGAATAAAATGTAATTATCTTTGCCAGCCTATTGTACTTATCTACTTCATAGACAAATTCTAAGGACGGGATAAAGCTAACAACTATTCCAGCATCATTAAAATTACACACAATAGCTATACGTTTTCCTATTAAACAATCTCTTGCGGATTTAACTAATGTAGCATTAAAATGGTTTTCTTTTAACACCTCACTAATATACTTCCTATAAGTATCAATCTTAGTATCATTAGCTTCATTTGGCGTTACTGCTTTTAAATTGATATCAGGAGATTTAGCAAACATAAACCTTGATTCCTTGTCAATCAATCCTCTTATCTTTTTATAGTGCATATCTGAGGGAACAAAATCCTCTGTGCTTGTAACAGGAAAATCAGCACCCCATTGATATATATTATAATACTTTATAATCTCCCCAAATTCAGCTAATAAAGCATTACCATATACACCAGATATTTCCTCAGTTATCAAATTCCTTGGAACCCAAGGTCTTAAAATCCTTTTAAATATATCAGTTGCAAAATTATCCATATATCAATACCTGCTTCCTTTTCTCGTATTTGTTGTTATTTCCTTAGGGTCAGCTATATCAACTCTATCTAACGCATACCAAATAGCTGATAATGTATGTGGGTCAATATTAAAATCATCATATACTAAATTACCTTGCTTATCCTTTTTATACGTTAGATTTTTTAATTCCCTTATTACGTTAATACAACATGGGGCACAAATGATTCTTTTAAATCTTTTAACTTTTTTAGTATAACTTAATCTACTTCCTGCAAACTTCTTAGCTCCACGCATTCTATATCCCATATCGTTATAAAACTTTATTGCCTTAGGGTCCTCACTATCTGCTATTATATTATATTTCTTAAATTTCTTAAATTGTTCATCATTAGCCGTTTCCATATCTGTCATGTGGTTTTTATAATATTCCCTATAAATATATAATATCTTATTTTCCTTATCCACTGCTACATTAACTAAAGCATTATAAGATTCCTCAAATCCAAAGTCCATTCCTGTAAATATATTTCTTGCTCCTAAATCTCTTACTTTTTCATATACTTCCTTGTTAGTTTCTGCTACTTCAAACTGAGGCAATACCCGCATTCCATTGGCGCCAAATTTGCCTAATTTAGCTACTCTGTATAAATCAATATCATATGACTTCATATCCTCTAATCTGTCCAAATATGCTTGCGGTAAATAGGGATTATCTTCTGGGATAGAATGATGATAATATGTTTTTCCTAACCTTATAACTTTCTTTTCGTATAACTCTTCATCATCTAAAATAACTTGCTCTTTTCCTAAATTATCAACTCGCTTGAAAAACATACGATATACCCAGTTATTTTTATCCACTGGATTAAATGTTAAAATAAAGTGCATTGATAAATCTGGGCATCTTACACGACCTAAAAGCTCATTATAACCTGCTGCTTTTACCTCACTTGCTTCCTCTATCCATACAATAGAGACATTATTTATAGACTTTACCTTTTCTGGATTATCCATTCCTTTAAATATGATTCTGGAACCATTAGGGAATTTAAACTGCAAAGGGGATTTGTGAGCAACCACCTTTGTCTTTGCTATTTGCCTATTTCCACGCCCTATTTCTAACATATCCATATCATCTAATATTTCATATAATAAACTATAACAACTTTCAAATATAGTATCAAAAACTTCTCTAACAACTAAAACTGTACGTTTTTCCTGAAAACATTTTAAAACAATTTTTAATGCTGTATTATAACTTTTACTGCTTCCATAGCCTCCACAAACTACATATATTTCAGAATCCCAATCAAAAATATAATCATAAAATCTAGGGGCTACTTCCTTATTTACCTGTTTAGGCTCGCTTTTTCTTTGCTGTCTTACCACTTACATTTTTCACCTCTATTTCCTCATCTGGGCTTCTTTTCTTAATGATATTTATTTGTACACTACCTTCGTTTTCAGATATTGTATAATTATCTCTATTTCGTTTCCATTCATCAGGTTTTCTATTATTTAACCATATGGCACAGGCTGTAACATCAGGTGGCATATATTTTTTAACTTTCTTTTCTGAAATAACTATACCATCTTTTCTGATTCTTTCAGTTTCCACATAATCATAACCCAAGCAGCGTTTAAGAAGCGCATTTTCCACCATTCTATCTACTACTTCTTTACCTTTTACCATTGCTTCAGCAAATTCAGGATATCTTGATATCCACTTGTATAATGTACTATAGCTAATACCTATTAACTCACAAACATCTCTATCAGAGGCTCCATCTCTGCACCAACCTTCTAATAAGATTAAATTTTCTTTACTGTACCACTCTTTATATGTGGTCCCTTTCTTTTGCTCCATATTGTTGATTATTCCCTCCTATAATAAATTTAAAATATTATACAAATTGTATTCATTAACAAAGAGACCACCAGGATGCACCAGGATTAACTTTAAATTTTTATAATATAATTCCATTACACTATATATTAAAGTTAATCCAGCTTAATCCTGGTGGTCTTTGCTTATATTATATGCTTTGATATTTACTTGATATATGCTTTAAATAATTTTGATTCCTTTAAACTCATTTCTTCAATTGTATATTCCCCTCTGCCAAATTTACCTTCGATATGCTTCTTTACTTTGGCTATGCTTGGAAAACGTTTTTGGTCAATTTTCTTTCCATTTTTATCATATATTTTATAAACTCTCACCCTATCTCCCTCTTTTTAATTATTGAAAACTCTGCTTCAAGTTTCCTTGTCATTGAGTTTATCTTGTTGCATTTTAGCTAAACTTTTTACCCTTAAAGCTAATTCCTTCCTATAAGCTTTCATTCTGCATACTTCACAATTATTTTCCTCATTGATAAAAAATGCATGATGAAATTCTTTGCATATCATGCACCTATGAGAAGCAAGCTGTTTTTCATCAAATGTAAAAAATATGATTAAATTTATGGACCTGCCATCTTGTTGTTTTTCAAACTTAAAAGTGAAGTTGTCGTTCTTAATAAATTTTCCAAGGTATTTTATAGCTTGCATATATGAATCCTTATAATTATAAGAACTAAACAATTTCTCACTTATTTTTTGGGAGACTAACATTATAAGTGGCACCTCCAGTTAAGTTTTCCATTTCTATATCTTGGCAAGCTTTTACAGCCAGGGAATCAACTAACTCATTAAACTTTTCTCCTGAATGCCCCTTTACTTTCTGCATTATTATCTCAACATCGTTAGAACAATCAAGAAATTTTTTCCAAAGGTCTTTGTTCTTAACCGGTTGCTTGCTGGAAGTTACCCACCCTTTGTTAATCCAATTTCTTATCCAGTTTTTATTATATGCCTCTACAACATAGGCTGAATCTGAGAAAATATTGATTTTATTTATTCCATGAGATTTAGCAAGATTTACTGCTTCTATCACTGCCGTTAATTCCATCCTGTTATTAGTTGTATAGGCTTCTCCTCCATAATAGGCAGATAAAATCTTTTGCTTAGAATCAAGAAACACTATTCCATATCCACCAACCCCGGGATTATAACTACAAGCTCCATCAGTATAGCAATATATTTCCTTTTTTACTTTTTCCTCACTCATTTTCTATTTCCTCTGCTGATTCAAAAAGCTTATCAACTTCTTCCTGAGAATGTAAGATTATCCTCTCAACTTCTGGCACATTATAAGGAAATGTTACGGGAACTTTACTTGCACTACAAGAAAACCAAGATTCTCCATTATCATCTGAGAACACCTTGCCGTTAATATTGTAAGCTGTTGCATTATCATTACAAACTCTAAAAATGCTTGGACATCTCTTATTCTGCTGTACACTTGCTTTATCCCCATAGAAATCACTAACATCTTTCCACTCTTCCTCAGAGCCAGTAAGAGCTGTCAGTGGCTTGTATTCCACAAGTGTTTTAAACAAACTCATAACAAAACCGATAGACAAGCCCGAGTGGCCTTGCTCATCGATAACCTTGATAAGCTCCATAACATTTTCTTTTGCAAATTTAGCAGCTTTACATTCAAATGTTCTTGTTTTTGCTGCATCTTCTACAGTCTCAATATAAGAATCTTCCTTGATATAATCCTCAAGTGGCTTATCCTCTATATTTTTGATAAAAATATCAAGCTCATTTTCTGCAAACTGTACAATACTCATTTTTACTCATTTCCTTTCTTAGCATATAAATAAATACAAACTATGGCCTTTTTAAATAACTCATCAAAAGTGCTTGCGTAAATAGTAAAACATAAATTTCTTTTTTCATCTCTTTTCAGAACCGAGGAAGTAAAGAATATTTCACCATTTGAATTTTTAGAATTAAAAATATAACTGATTCCCAATCCAGTCTTTCTGCTTAACTTCTCGTAAAGCTTAAAAAGCTGGTCAACTGTTAAATCCTTGTCACTAAATTTCTCCATAAAGGGAATTTTGTTGTACAAAAATTTATCTAAGTTTTCTTTGTTTTTTGGAATTTTACAATCCAAAATATTTATCTTATCATATGTAATTTTGGCCATTTTATCACCTAAACTTGTTAAAATAAAAGTCGCCCTTAGCCCAGAATAAACACTGAACTATTGGGCGACTTTGTTTTCATTTAAGAATATTACTTTTTATTTACTTACTTAGATATCCCAATCATCATCGTCATCTTCGTCCTTTGCCTTCTTCTTAGACTTAGGGGCTTCCTTAGCAGCAGGAGCCTTCTTCTTGGACTTAGGCTTTACCTCTTCTTCCTCTTCCTCCTCATCGTCACCCTCGTCTTCATCTTCTTCCTCGGGTTCAACCTTCTTCTTAGACTTCTTTGCGGGCTTTTCCTCAGCCTTCTTCTTGGGCTTTGCTTCTTCCTCCTCATCGTCAGAATCTTCTTCTGACTCAGCAGATGTATCAACGTCACCCTTAAGAATTGCCTCAATCTTTCTTGCTGAAATGTACTCGGGAATTGCCTCGATAATTCCTACAGGATTAGAGGCTGCCATGAATACAAAGAGGGGGAATCTTCTACCGATATCCTGAATAGCTGCCTTATCCTTACCCTCACGAATTACCTTTACAGCCTCAGCTGTAGACCAGTTCTTTGCCATAATTAAATTCCTCCTAAAAAATATTTTTGTTTAATTTATTAGTGGTTATCCACCGACCGAGGTTTCCCTCGGTTTCGTCTTAATTTTCAAAGAACTCATCAGGGTGGCTTTTATTACTTTACATAATAAGAAATAAAACGATAATTTGTACTCTTAGGATTATGAGAATAAACTACATATCCAGTTCCGAATCTTCCAGAATACTCTGTGATTGTCTCACCTTTAACTGACTGATAACCTCTGCAAAGAGAAGTGTGGTGAAGAGTGTAGCCTGCATTTTTGATTTCATTAACTGTTTTCATTTTTAATTACCTCCGTAAACTTGAAACTTATTTTTGATTTAAGTTTTGTTTTTGTTTTGTTATTTTAATTATACACTTTAATTGTTAATAAATTTATATGAATTATATTAACATACTGTAAATTTAACAAGAATTTAGATTATTTTTAATTTTCAAAGTCCCACACAAATTTTCTAAGTTGTATACCTGCCTCATTCAACAAATTATCTGCCAACTGAGATGGGTAAAAATCATCATATATAACTACAGATATTCCAGCATTAATAATCAGCTTTGCGCATTCTGCACATGGTTTATGTGTACAGTACATAATTGTATCTTTGCAGCTGATTCCCAACGCTGCTGCCTGTAAAATAGCATTTGCTTCGGCGTGTACAGCTAAACACTCATCATGCCCTTGACCATGACCAAAGCCCAGCTGTCTTTTCCGACAAAAACCATAATCATATGCGCAATTTTTAATGCCCTTAGGAGCACCAGAATACCCTGTAGCAATTATTCTTTTATCTTTTATGATAACAGCACCTTTATGTGCAGATAAGCAGGTACTTCTTTCGGAAGCTGCGTATGCTATTTTCATAAAATATTCGTCCCATGAAATTCTACTCTTCTTCTTTGATTCCATTTACCGATTCCTCTTTTTCTTTTATCTCATCTAATTGGTCACCAATATTGGCCAAAATATGATAATACTGAATATTATACTGCTGCAAAAATGGCTTTAATTTAAATATTAGCTGCTGTTGTTCCAGCAAAACTTCCTTTTTATTTTTAAATTTTTCGAACATTCCATATGTGTAAATAGTAGTCAGATATTTTTTACCACATTTAGGACACTGAATATACCTTACAACGACATTAGACCGAAGCGGTAACGTTTTTTTGACTTCTAACATTAAATAAGCTTCCACAACCGTCTTCTGCATCACATTTAACTCTTACTATCTTTGCCCGCCTTGCTTTACTCTTCATTTTCTTCTTCTCCCTCTATATCAATTTCTGCTATCAAAGCAACCTTAAACACATCTGTAGAAATTATCTTTGAGATGTTTTCAAGCTCAACATAATCTATCTGGGAGTTAAATTTTATCTTACCTGCTCCATCATGGTCTACATTGATACTATTAACCATGAATGACCCTAACTTAATTTTTTCATTATCAATTATGGCAATAATTGTAACATCTTCATTCAACATCTGAATAGCCTGAATATATTTAGTTATTGTATCATATGTAAACTTCAAAGTTAGGGAGATATTCTTTGCCTGATTTACATTATGACCGCCATAAGAAGCTACTGTTTTAATGCTTATTTTTTTCATTGTACATTTTCTCTCTTTCTTTATAAAATTTATTTCTAGCAGATTTGCTGCCAGTTTTGACTTTTGGAGTATTTTGCTTGGTCGTTCCAGGAGCCACCAGAAGCCCCTCAGATTCAACTTTGCTTTTAGACAATAATTTATATTTATGATTATGCTTGATTCCCCTGGCAATGTCCTGGACATCCTCTGGTCGAATCAATATGTATTCTTCATTAATGCTAAGGAACTGTATCATAAACACGCCAGATTTGTGTGATGTATCGCAATGATAAAACAGTTTGTGTAAATCCAGCAGATTTATTTTGATACTCTCAGCATCTGTACTTTTTAACTGGCACAATAAAATATCATTCTCGCCATCTTCTTTTTCTATCCAACCAGAACCAGAATTTTTAGTAGGATTCAATCCATATTTTTTCATTGTCTCTGATTCATTATTTCTATAAAATTTTCCTGTTCTTTTCATTTTCAATTTCAATTCCTTTGTTTTGATAATTTTAATGCAAATTCTGCATCTCTGGCTATAATGCCTCTATGTTCTTTTTTCAAGCGTTTATACAGGTCAAAACCTGTACCACTCTCAAAATTTTTGAAGGCATAACTGTACATTGTTTTGATTTCCTTGTTTTCCTTTTGCAGCCTTATCAACTGCTGCGCATTCATGTCATACACACGGTCAGCCACGATATTATCATCTAAATAATAATACACATATGACTGTACTAAAATCCAGCGTTGTAACATTCTAATTTTATCAGCTGTACCTAAATATGGATTCTTAAAATTCATGTTTTTACCTCAAATATAAATCAACTCAGAGAGACTTTTTATTTGGTTTATTGGTCTCTCTGGGTGTATTATTTATGTTATGCTATCTGTTTTAATGCAGCTGCATATTTATTATCTTTTGCGTTGTTTGCAAGAAGCTGTATAGTGTCTTTGGTCAGCCCCTTTACAACAGCAATTTCAAGGATTTTTGCAAGGTCAAGCTTGTTTTCGAGCTTTGCTATCATTGTAATGCATCTGTAAGAAAATGTAGCTCTTACAAGATTTACCTCGGCAATATTTCTGATATCTTCTATAAAATTTACAAGCTCCACATTTCCTTTTGCAAGATATAATTCAATGTCCCTATCATAATTGAACTCAATAATTACGAACCTATCAAGCGTAGCCTGGTCAAGAACCATTCTTCCTGTATAGTTTTCATCTGCTCCTTGACCTACTGTATTACCAGCAGCCACTACCCTAAAGTTTTCATTTGCATTGATTCTACCATTGGGAAATTCAAAGTAACCATTTGCTATTGCAGCATTCAAAAGGACCAAGACCTCAGGAATGGAAGCATCCATCTCATCGAGGAAGAACAAACCTCCATTTTTAAATGCCTTATAAAATTCAGTTTCGTGATAAACTCCACCTGCATCTATAAAACCAGTAAGCTTGTATTCCTGCTGAACTGAGTTTGTGAAGTAAAACTCTAAGCCCATATCCTTTGCTATCTGCTCCAAAGTGTGATTCTTACCAGAACCGGCAGGACCAGCAAGATAAACAGGAACATTGTTTTCAATACAAGTCTTAATAGTCTCATATTCCTTATGGTGTACTTCTCCTTTGGGAATTTCAACCTTAGGAATCTCAATCTCCTGTTCCTCGATTTCTTTCTTGATGTCTTCCTTTACAGAACCAGACTTCTTAGAATTGATAAAAGAACTGGACTTCTTAATTCCTTTAGTCTCATACTTAACATTCATGGAATCAAAGGTATAGCTTCCATCATCTTCATTATTGAACACAATGTCAATGCCCTCAATAACAGTATGGAAGTTTCCTTCCTTATCAACGTAAGCCTTACGAATGTAATTATAAATCTTTTCAGAATTAGGGTACTTAACGTATACCACTACATAATTTCCCTTGTTGGCATCTTCAATTTTAATAACTGTAAACTTTTCCATAATTTTTACCTCCGTAAACTTTTGGTTTTTGTATTTGCATTTGGTTTATGTTTATTATATTATATACTATATTTTAGCAAAAGTAAATAGGAAAAGGGCAAAATTAACAAAAAGTTAATAAAGCCCTTTTTTATATTTTTATATTTTATTGAATTTTTCTACCTCATCATCTACACTTGATATAAAATTGTGCAGGTATTTTTCTCCAGGTTTTAAAAATTCCTCTGTAATAATTTCCCTATCGTATATAGTGCTACCAGCACTATTAGCAAAAGTTGTTTTGGGAATATCTGGAATATTTTCATCAAATGCCACACAAACTCTTGCAGCAAATATTATTCTTCTCAGCATATCTGGGTGAGACAATGCAAATGCTATGACACCCAGATTAAGTTTTTCTGTGGAGTTTTTTATTCTTACCCGAATTGTTAATACTTGTTTTCCATTTGGTATAATTACTGGAGATATAATATCTAAATTGCATCTAACACCCTGAGATTCCAATTTCTGAACTATTGCTAAAGCCTTAGCAGAATTATCAATTATAGTATCAGTTGACACGGTGGCTAAAAAACCAATATGTTTAACAACTGTCATTGTTTTTTGCTTTGTTGGAACTCTCTTGCTATTTATCATATTAGTAGGAATGCCCTGTAAATATCTTGGTACTGAACACTGATAACCAGCTATAGAATACTCTGGCTTAGTTTTTATAGAATTAGCATTGATATTATATTTTGTGTTAAGAAGATTATTTATGTTTTCTTTTCCCTTTTCCCAGCCTGTTTTTGCAAGCTTAACAGCTTCTTCATAATTTTCCGCTAAATTAAAGTTTTGTTTAGGTTTATAATCTGCTATACACTCAAAATTACACTTAAAATCAAAAGAATTTTTTTCAATGAATTTGTTTATATAGTTTAATATTTCAGACAAAGAGTTAAAATAAACTATTGTTGCTTTCTCATCATAAAAAGATTTTTTTATTATTTTAATTTCTGTGTACATAATTATTATTTACCTTCCGTAAGATTATTAAGATTATTAAGATTATTAAGATTATTTGTTTTTTGTATTATTATTTGTTTTTTGTACTGTAGATAATTACTTATTACTTATTGTTATGTAATATATATAAGTATTATATAATTATATTATAATCTAAAATACCGAAAAGTAAATAGGTTTAAAGTAAGATTTACAAAATATTTACATTTGTTAATATAAATATAAAAGATGTACCAGGATAAACCACATTTAACTTTATTATTTAGATATAGTAATTATATTACTCAATATCTTAAAGTTTATCTGGACTTTATCCTGGTACACCAGGGGCATATTATTTGATTATTATTTTTCTTCTTTTAACGTTGTTTGATTTTTCGGGAGATTTCCATATAATGCTATACAACAACTATCAGCTGCATCATCATTAAATAAATATTTATCTCCGTTAATTTCAAAGTATTTTTTTATTTTAGTATTTTCTGGGAGTTTTACGATAATGTCTTCTTTATGTCCTAAACTACAAACATATTTTATTGTAGGCCATTTCTTTGGGTCAACATAGTAATTATTATTTTGTGGCTTTGATGTGCCTACTACTTTAGATTTCCATGCCCTTGTATCTGCTGAATAAATAGGATATGCGTATTTGACAGCACAATCAATTATAACAGCGTTTAATGCTCCTATTGATTTTATATAGTTAATGTTTAAAAACCCCTCAGAACGTAACCTAATACGCTCTATGACCACTATTATATTATCTGATTTATAGCTCAGATTCTTAAACAGGACATCTAATTTTTCCCTTAAACATTCTCGCTTTTCCGAATTATTTGCAAAATGCTTGAAGTCTATATAGGTTATTTTTTTTATTTGATTATCTGCTATAATTGTTATTCCTGTTCGTTTATAACTCTGGTCAATTCCTATTGTTATTTTATTATATTTCATTTTCTTTATTTCCTTTCTGCATGGTTTATCATCGCATTCCAAACAATCAGCGTAAATTGCTATTCCATAAATTGGGCAACGTTTAGACATCATCAACTTTCCTTTCTTGCATCAACATTCCTAATTTATGGGATAAAATTCTGCCTTGCCAGATATCCATATTATAATAGGGAGTAGTCCAGATTAAACTGTTATCTTTGAAATAATCAATAGTAGGCATTGTTAATGTGTTTGCATGGATTATGTACCCAGCTAAACCTAACAAGCTAATTTGTATATAAGACATATGGCAGCAAGTAATATCTATATCTTGACCTACAAAATAAACATGATTCTTATAGTTTAATCGTTTAAACAAATCATTACATATCTCAGCAGCAGCTATAAGCATTCCACCAGCACCAACACTCGGGTCATTAACGCTAACATATCCTTTGTCATGC